TAAATCAAATTATTAAAAATGGAGCAAACACTTATCCAACTATCTAAAAAAATACTATCTAATAATATTTTAAATAATATGTGTAATAGTAAATATATATTTACATTAACAAGTTATAGAAATACTTTAATACAAGAGGCAAAGCCTTATAGTATAGATACAAATGCAGTTGATGAATTTTTACTTAATTTAATGAAAACCGAATATTTTCCAGAAGTGCAAAAGCTTATCGAATATATCGAATCTATACCATTAGTAGAGCAAAAAACGCCCGAGTGGTTTAAATTGCGCGAGGATATGATATCGGCAAGTGATGCGGGTTCATTTCTTAGAAAAGGTGGAGGGGCATCCAAGGCATTAGATGCACTTAAAATTAAACTGGGATTAAAATCATATTGTAATTCTAGTGCTCCGCCATTGATGCATGGTAATACATATGAAGATGTATCTAGAGCCATTTATGAATCTCGTAATAGTGTAGTAGTAACTGAATATGGGATATTAAGTTCCCCCACGCCCTGTATTGGTGCAAGTCCAGATGGTATTATTACTAAATGTCTCAAAGACACATATGAATGTCAGGCAAAATTTGGTCGCCTTTTGGAAATAAAGAATCCGTATAGCAGAGTTATTGATAATACAATTAAACCTGAATATATGGTTCAAATATTACAACAACAATATACAACAGGAATACCCATTTGCGATTTTGTTGAAACGACAATTGTTGATTCATATTGTAATACCAATAATAGTAATTATAAACCCTATGCAAACTTGGCGGAAATGTTGGCTGATAAATTAGATAAAACTAACTTGTCATGGGAATCGCGTATTAAAAATAAAAATATTCCTTGCGATAATCTAAATAAATTTGGTAATGAAAAAGGTTTACTTATATGGTATAAAAAACAAATTACTTTTAGCGATATTAGACATAAATATGTATTATATCCTTTAACTGGATTATATGAACCAGAAACTATTGAAAAATGGATTGTCGATACAAATTCGGAATATTGGAAACAAGGTTATCAATATGTTTGCACTAAATTTTGGCGACTTGATGTATATTGTGAAAAAACAGTAGTATATGACCAAACTTTATTTGAGGGGGAATATGTTCCACAATTATGCAAAGTTTGGGATGTAATTAAATATTGTGTTGAATTAAAAGCAAAAGGAGGAGATGTTGCTAAATATATTGAAGAAATAGAAAAAAACAAAGATTCACCATTTTATAATGATAGTAAACGTAAGAAAAAAGTTAAAGTAAATGAGTCTTCTGATGAAAATAAACCAGATAAGGAAATATTTGAATTGGATTTTTAGATGTGTTTTAGATGTGTTTTAGATGTGTTTTAGATGTGTTTTATTTTTTTTATCTTATTGTGTTGTGCATTCCATAGGTCTAGATGATGCTCGAGGGTCATTATTTTCATCATCTTCGAATTCATCAATTATTTTAGAATCCCTATTGCACCCATCTGCCATTTTTTCAGTATCGTTAAAAGTTTCCATTTTTACTTCCATAATATCATCCTTAGGCATACTTTCATATTGCAAATCCCAAATTTGCTTTTTAGGCAAAGGTAAAATTTTTACCAAATATTTAGCCCTATCTTTATCTAATGTATTAGGAAATATAATATCAAAAATAATAATAAGGTCGCCATTTTCCGTTTGACAGTTCATTCCTTCGCCTTTTACAATCATTTTTTGATTAGGTTTAATAATGTCTTCGTGTGAAATTTTAATAACTCGTTCATCTAAATGTTTAAAATAAAATTCTGTTTTCATCAATGATTCTATTAATGTAATACTTTTTTTCATCAATAAATTATTACCTTCACGTCGAAAAGCCCCTTCCTCATTCTTACTATTTATAAATATAATCAAATCCCCTATTTCATTACAATCAGGAGTCCAATCGGATTCAGATTTAAATGTTATACTTGTTCCAGCTTGGGTTCCAGCTTTAACATAGCAATCAACATGCCGTTTGATAGTTATATATTTACAACCTTTGCATTTAATACATTCTTTACCTGCTTCTACAGATTTACCTTTACCAGAACATTGACCACATGTTTGCACGGTTTGTTGTATCATTGGACCCATTTGTGTCATTCTAACAATTCTCCCCTGACCATTACAAGCTTTGCAAGTTTTAATACAATCTTTATTCTGTGCGCCAGAGCCTTCACAAGTATCACAACATATTATTTTATTAAAATCAACAGGAATAGATTTACCATTATAGACATCTGATAATGTTAAATTTACAGTTAATTTTTTATCTGGACTTCTTATATCACGTTGTTGTTGTTGCGAACCTCCACCCATACCGCCAAACATATGTGCCATACCGCCCATACCTCCCATACCACCCATACCGCCATTACCTCCAAACATATTTTGAAACATATCAAATGGGTTCATACCTGATGGCATACCTCCAGAATCATTTTCTCCATCAATAATACCAAATTGGTCATATCTTTTACGTTTATCAGAATTTCCTAAAACTGCAAATGCTTTTCCAACTTCTTGAAATTTTGCTGTTGCATCAGGATTATTAGGATTACGGTCTGGATGATGCTTAAATGCTGCCTTTTTATAAGCTTTTTTAATTTCATCATCTGTTGCTGTTTTAGAGATTTCTAATATTTTATATAATTCGTCTTTGCTCATGTTATGTATTATGTTATGTATTATTTTTTTAGTCTGGACTCTTAATATTTAGTAGAGAAAAGTTTATTTTATATTAAACATATTAAATATTGTAATATAATATTTTTTTAAATGCAATTATTTTTTAATTTATAAAAAATAATTTTTTAATATTATTAAATTCAATAGATGATAAATTTGTAATAAAAGTTTTTAGGTATTCAAGTTTTGTTGTATCACTTTGCGTTTGCAAAATATGTGTATCCAGATATGAAAATAAATTTTCAAAATTATTAAATATTAATTCTAGATTATTCAATATGTATTTACTACAAATTATATATATACTAGATTTATTATGTTTTTCGTTAAAAAAATGTGTAATTTCTACTATAAATGCATCTAGATATATATTTGCTTTTTTAGTTATATATTTTTTATTATAATAGTTTTTATTATAGTTTTTATCATTTAATATATTATGTATTTCATTATTATTGTATGAGGACATATTTAATTTATTTAGCAATTTAAAAAATAATAATATAAGTGTTGATGGTTTAATATTTTTACATATATTAGTATTGTTTTTATCAAATAATTTAAAAATTGTAGGTTTTATATTTGAATAATTAATATTGCTAGACATATTGCCAGACATATTGCCAGACATATTGCTATTTATTTTATCTATAAAATTTGTTATTAAAAGACATTGTATATTAAGAATTATTTCAACTTTAATAATAAACTCTATAATCAAATTTAATATGAATTTTAATGTTTTAATAAATTTATATAGTTCCGACGTTTCACATATATTTAATGCATCATACATTTGAGAATCAGTATAAATTTCTATTGCATTAAGTAAAACTGCACTTGGTACAAATGTTGTTTCTAAGAATTTTAATTTCATAAATGTAATATAAGATAAATTAAATATATTTTGTTTTATAACAGTTTTAAGAATATTATTAAATCTGGCGCTATCATGGGAATTATCTAAACTATTAAAAATATCTATTTCATTAATAAAACTTATTTTTTTTTTATATAAATAATTATTCCAATCATTTATATCTAGTATAGTTTTTTTAGTATCTAGTATAGTTTTTTTAGTATCTAGTATAGTTTTTTTAGTATCCATATTTTATGTTATTACAATTATAAATTATTTTTATAAATTATATTTTTACTAGTAAACAATATTTTACAAAAATATTACTATATATTAAATAGATTAAATATAGATAAAACATAAAACAAAATACTCTAATATATAAAATGCCCTGTACAAATCACGGTCCCAAATGCAATGGTGATGAATGTGCAAATAAAAATCTAGATAATGGTTTAATGACCCGTTTATGGGGTCCCAGTGGTTGGTTATTTTTGCATTGCGTGTCATTTGGTTATCCATATAAAATAGATCCTACGAACCCTGAACATATAGAAAAGCAAAATGATTATTATAGATTTTTTTATTATTTGGGTAAAGTTATGCCTTGCAAATACTGTAGAAATTCTTATATGGAGTTTTTTACAAAAACGAGTCCAATGAATAAACTCGGTTCTCGCAAAGAATTTACAAAGTGGTTATATGATATTCATAATATGGTAAATGATAAACTAGGTGTTCCAGAATGTGAAAGACCATCTTTTGAAGAAATAGAGGAGAGGTATCAAAGTTTTCGCGCATCTTGTGCACCATTAACCGAAACGCAAAGGGCAAATAATGCCGTAAAAGGTTGCACTGTACCTGCAGATGGAATTTCAAAAAGAAGTGTTATTAAAGTTGTTGAATATGATAAAGTCCCTGAAACTACTAAAGCATCAGACTCACAAATGCAATCTATTCCAAAATCTGATGATTATTTTATATTAAATAAAAAAAAAACAGCCATAGTAGTATTATTATTACTAATATTCATAATAATAACATTAGTAATGAAAAATAAAGTAAAAAAGTAAAAGAATAAAATTCTTAAAAAAAATAATTTATATGTTTTGTAAATTTGTAATTTTAATTTGTAATTTTAATTTGTAATTTGTAATTTTAATTTGTAATTTTAATTTCTGTTTTTATTGTTTTTTTTTATTATTTTAAATATGCAAAATTATTAATATAAAAAATTGAACTTAAAACTAAAAATAACAATATATTATTAATTAATATAAATTAAAGTTAATACTTTCACAACTAATTTAAAGCTACTTTTAGATATTTGCCAAAAATGTCTAACAAAACTTATTCAACTGTTTGTAATGCAGAACCTGCAGTTGCAGTTGCATCTATAAAACCTATAGAATCTACAGAACCTACTGATATAAAATCTAAAAATTATGTTAGTAAAAAAACACCTAGAAATAATGATGATAATACACAATACAATAATGAAAATAGACAAAATCGTCAACAATATAATGGCGGTGGCGGAGGAGAAAGAGGAAGTGGAGGTGGAGGTGATAGAGGAGGATATAATCAACGTCAAAATGGCGGTTATAATCAACGTCAAAATGGAGGATATAATCAACGACAAAATGGTGGTTATAATCAAAGATATGATAATAGTGGAGATAATCAAAAATATGATAATCAACGATATGATAATAGTGGAGAAAACCGTCAACAAAATGGAGGATATAATAGACGACAAAATGGAGGTTATCGTAAAAATAATAAATATAATGATAATAGACAAGAACAAGATAATTATGATGAACAGAATCAACAAGAGCAACAATCTACCAAGGTTGATTCTAAGGTTGATTCCAAGGTTGATTCCAAGGTTGATTCCAAGGTTGATACCAAGGTTGAACCTACACCAGAAGAACTAATTGCATTAAAAGAATCTGATATTGCTAAACGCGAACAATGTATGATTCCTATTGAATCATTTGATGATTTATTAGGTCACCTTGATTTAAAAATAATTAGAGGTGTAATGGCATATGGTTTTGAAGAGCCGAGCCCTATTCAAAAGAAAGCAATTAAGCCATTACTTGGTAAATTTGACCTTATAGCACAAGCACAAAGTGGAACTGGTAAAACAGCTACATTTTGCATCGGAACATTGGGTAATATTGATTTTACTAAAAATGAAACACAGGCAATTATAGTTGCACATACGATGGAACTGGCTCAACAGATTGAACATGTATTTGCAAATATTGGCAAATATATTGACGTTCGTTTAGCATTAGCAGTTAAAACAATGTCAGTTCGTGAGAACATTGATGTTATTATGGGAAAAAATAATGATGGCTTATTGCCACATGTTGTTATTGGAACACCAGGGCGTATGTTAGATATGATTGCTAAAAAAATTATAGATGCAAATACAATAAAAGTTTTAATTCTTGATGAAGCAGATGAATTGCTTTCTGAAGGCTTTATTATGCAAATTAAGCAAATTATTAGTTCGATTAATGAAAATACACAAATTGGGTTATTTTCTGCAACAATGGATACAAGTTTCTTTAAGATGACTGAAAAATTCTTGCGAAATCCTATCAATATTTTAATTAATAAAGAAAATCTTACATTAGATGGTATTAAACAATATAATATTGAATGTGAAAAAAATGAATGGAAATTTGAAACTTTATGTGATTTGTATAGTTTATTTTCTACGAGCCAAACTATTATATATTGCAATTATCATCAAAGTGTTGAAATATTAACAAAAAAATTACAGGAAAAAAATTTTAAAGTATCTCTTATTCACGGAGGTATGGATATAATGGAAAGAGAAGAAGCAATGAAAAAATTTAGAAACTTGCAAACACGTGTTCTAATTTCTACTGATTTACTTGGACGCGGTATAGATGTTCAACAAGTATCAATAGTTATTAATTATGATATTCCTTTTAAGAATGAATCTTATATTCATCGCATTGGGCGCAGTGGTCGACATGGGAGAAAAGGAACTGCTATTAATTTGATTACTAATAATGATGTTAGAAGAATTGAAGAAATTGCAAAATATTATAAGACTACGATATTGCCTTTACCATCTGATTTAGAAAGCGTTTTTCAGAATAATTAGGCTTTATAAATATTATTGATTATATATTTATGGATTTGATTTAATGATTTCAGTTATATTTTGTTTAATTTTTTTATAATCTTTATCTGTTTTTTGTAATAATTGTAATAATTGTAATAATTGATAATATTTAAACTGTGATTTGTCAGCTCTATCAAATATTTTAATTGGATTATTTGTACTAATTGTATTAAAAGCTTTTTTTTTACTAGTTAAAAAATCATTTAGTGCTACACTAAAACTATCAATACTTGATTCATCATTTAAGTTATTTGTTTTTATATAATCATCTAAAAAATTACGTATTTCCACGTGAATTTCTTTTTCTTTAAGATTTTGTTCTATTTTTTTTTTAAATGCAGCATTATGTAGTTCTTGTTGTTCTGGAGTTAATGAATTAAAAACAGTTTTAGATGAACTAAAAGCAGTTTTAGATGAATTTATAGGTTGTAAAGCTGGTATATCTAGCATAGCAGTAGATGGTCCTCGAACTGACATAGCAGTAGATGGTCTAGCAGTAGGTAACATAGAAGTTCTAAGAGATGATATACGTTCTTGATAGTCTATATAAGCAATATGAGAAAGACTAACATATACTATACTAATAACTTTGGTCTTACCCTTTTCTGTAAAATTAAAAAATTTTTTGTTATTAAAAAAATTACATAATTCTTTTAAATAAGTGCGTATTTGTATTAAAACATCATCACGATCTTGTTGTTTTATATTTTCTCCATGAACTGTTTTTTCATTTTTACTATTATATTCTTCCGAATCTAAATACAATAAAATATTTCTACACAATATGTCTAATTTATCAATATCTGTTTTTTTAGTATTATTATTATTATTATTTTTATTAGTTTTATTATTTTTTCTTGTTACTGCGTTTTTAACTACTTTTGATGCTCTTTTAAAAAAACTGTTTTTAGGTTTATCAGAACTTTTTTTAGGTTTTAAATTCATTAAGTTTATTTTATCAAGAATTGTGGTTACTAATATGGATAAGTTGTCCGATATTACATGAAAATAAATATCAGGGTCAGCAATACGATATTTATAAGACACCCTACCAGTAGATGTGTTTAAATCAGATATAATTGTTTTACAAAATTCTTCATCAAAATAAGGTTTATGTGAATTTGCCCTATTTGACATACTTGCCCTACTTGACATACTTGCCATTTTATAAAATATATAAAATAATGTAAAATAATTTAATGATTTTGTAATATCTTATTGTAATAAAATATTTTTATTTTTTAGTAAATTAAATTCAAATATTTGTCCCAAAAATAAATAAATAAGTAAAATTAGTAATTCATTTGATTTTATAAAACTATTAAATTAAATTACTAAAAATTTAATATAAATAAATAAAATTAATAATATAAAGTTATAATGTTTATATAAATATAAAATGAATAAATTACCTACTTTTAAAATAAATGAAACTAAAAATTTTAAATTTACAAATGAACAATATTATAATCTTGAAAAAGAATACAATAGATATGTATATTATAAAGCTTTAATTAAACAGATTGAAAAACTATTAAATATTGTAGATACAACAGATTCTGCAAATAATAATCGCAAAAAATATGAAAATAAGAATATAATAGATAGATTTATATTAGAATGTATAAATCATGGTATTACCCCACATATAGAAAATGAAAATGAAAATGAACATGATTTGCAATTTGACAATCATAAAGAAACAAATTATGCCTTATTATCAAATAATCTATTTTTTAACAATATTTTAGAAAATACAGCAAAGTTGCACAATACATCTTATTATAAAAAAATGATATGTGAATATAATGAAAAAAAATTTAGATTAACTTCTGAAAAATTAACACAGTTGGATAAAATCATAATAGATGCAAATAAAACATTTACAAAAGAATGCGTTCTAGATAGTAATCTAGATAATATTAATATATCCAAAAATAAACTAAACCCTAAATATAAATATATTCCGTGTTCTATTATATTACAAACTAATGAATATTTTATAATAAAATATAGAGAGTATATAAAAATAATAAATAGTAATCGATATTATAAATTAGTGAAAAATTATGACAAACCGTATCCATATGATATAATAAGAATGCTTTTAAGATATAGTATATTTGATATGTCTAGCCAACAATGGAGTATTGGTGATAATTTATATGAAGATATAAGCGATATATTTAATATTAGTTTTGAAATGTTTTCTAGTCCTTTGAATTTCAATATGAATATGTTTTGTTCTATATTTTATGATACTGACCATATATTTGGAAGTCTTGGTAGTTTTTATAACCTTGATATAGACAAAATGTTATTTCAAAATATAAAGGGTGTGTTTTTTAATCCACCATACTTGCCAATTTTAATGAATAATAGTATAAATCAATGTATAAAATTGCTTGATAATATGAATAAGATTGATGTAGATTTTACTGTTATATCATTTTTACCCAATTGGGATGATGCAACTTATATTAAAAATTTTATAGGTTCTAGCTATACAGTTGAAACTAGAATAATACATAAAGGTAATTATATATTACAAGAAAAAGACAAAGGAAAATTAATAAATGGCACATTTGATTTATTATTAATAGTATTAAATAGTATTCATATGAAAATAAATTCTGAAAAAAAACAAATAATAGTTGAAGGTGTAGATAAAATTGTTGAAATAATGAAATTGGAATCTAGAGATAAATTTATAAAAAAATAAATAGACTTTTTAAATATCATTATAGTATATATAGTATAGATAATTTTAGATTATTTTACAAAATGTCTAAAGTAAAATTAATTACCATTAAACCAATACTAACACAAGATGAAATACACAATAAAGAAGGACATTATTTTCCAGAAAATCATTATACTAAATATAATCCAATTGTAAATAAAGATGCAGATGTTTATGGTATAGATGATGATGGTACAAAAAAACTATTATTTAAATTTAGAAAAAATGTTATTCCAGAAAAAATTTGTATAGATGCTTATAATGCTTTAGAAAAACATGCTAAACATAAAAATTCTAATAGAGGTGCTGCCGCTGGAAAATTATCACTTAGTAAATTACCTAAACACGTAGGAAAAATTATAAAGACTGATAATTTTCGCGTATTTTATAAAACCAAAAATGGTAATGTATCTAGAGATAATGTTAGTAATATTGCAAATAGTAATATTGCGGGTTATTATGATAGACCTGATAGGAATAATTATAATATGCAAAAGCAAACACAAAAGCAAACAAAAACTAAACTATCAGTTCCTATGTGTAGAACTACAAAATTTACAAAACAATATGTTGAAAAATGGAAAAATACAATACCATTGATAAAAGAAGCAGATAAATTATTTAAACAATTAGTGCCAGATAGATATAAAATACAATTAGCAAGGGCAAAACATACACCGGATTTTCAAATAGATAATACAGCATATAGCACAATTACGGTAAATTATAATTGGCGAACAGCAACTCATTGCGATAATGGTGATTTAGATGAGGGTTTTGGCAATTTAATTGTTCTAGAAAAGGCAAAATCGAATCATCCAGAGTGCAAAGGATTTACAGGTGGGTATTTGGGTTTTCCTAGGTGGGGTATATGTGTTAATGTAAAACAGGGGGATTTTTTAGCAATGGACGTGCATGAATTTCATTCTAATACACCTATTATTGGAGATGGTCGTTTAAGCGTTGTTTGCTATTTAAGAAAAAAAATGATAAATTGTAAAAATGCCGTAAAAATGCCGTAAAAATGCCGTAAAAATGCCTTATAAAACTATCTTAACTTTTACTCTTTGTTGTTTGTGTAATAGATATAGCTTTTGTAGATTGTGGATTTGATGTTTGTGGAGTTGTAGTTTGTTGACTAGATGATGCCTTTACCTTATTACTTTTACCTTTTTGTAAATCTGCATTTTTCATAATAAATGAAAAATCTTTAAATTTAGTAATATATAAATCCATATTACTATCTATATTTTGAAATTCCATTGCCACAAATTGACATCCAAGTTCAAATGCTTTTATAGGATCATAATTTTCATTGAAAAAATCACCCTCTTTATGTGGCACAATAATTGTAAAACCTTTTCTATTATAATCTATTAATGCTTGGTTATTAAAACTTGAATCCATAATAGTAGAATAATGTAATCTTTGCATTGAATGATTAGGATTATTATTTATATTATCCCAAGAATAATTAATTATTTCTTCTAATCCACTCCCTTGAAAACCATCACTTGAAAAAAATACTATTTTACCACCATTACTATTATTACCTGTTAATTGAATCATTGGAATGTCTGCAATATTGTCATTATTTTGAAAGCTATATGCATTGTCAAGTAATCTATTAGGAAAATATTTAGTTATAAGAAATGCAATTAGATTTAAACAATTTAAATTACTATTAGTATTTAAATTTAATCCAATAAATACGGGATCATCTGGATTATAAACTCCCTCTTTACCCTCACTTATTTTAAAGGCATTATTTGCAATAATTTCAAATATACTTTCCAATGGTGTATCAGTTATCATCATTTTCCATTCACCTTGTTTATAACCCATACTAACTACAGGATATGCTTTATCGCCAAATTCACTATTGAATATATTGAATTCTAAATATCTTACACCACTTTGCAAAAGCGCTAGAACAATATTTTCACTTGTATAATCATACATCTGATAGCCAGAATGCGCTGCATTATAAGCGCTAGATATATAAAAATCGCCCAATCTTTTTTTACCTAATTTTGAATAATCTAAAGATTTAATCTCTTGAAACCCTTGATATACTAACATTTTATCTATTGTTCTATTAACACGAAATGATTCTGAGAAAAAAAATATTATTATCATTATTATTAATGCAGAACTAAACCCTAATAATAGTAAATAGTTTTCCGATACAACTTCATATACACCTGCTTCCTCTTTTGCTGTCTGGAATAATATTGAATTATTATTTGAACTAGCATTTGCACTAGCATTTGCACTAGAATTTGCACTAGAATTTGCTGATTTATTTTTAATTTCTGTGCTTTTAGTTGATTTATTATTAAGAGATGGAGCACTTATTTTATTACTAGGTATTTCGTTTGGTGCTTTGGCATTATTTTTAATACCTGCAATAGAACTATTTGGAGTACTAGTTTTATTAGACATTTTAACTTTTAAGTTTTGTTTATCTAATAAACTACATAGAAAAAATAATGTAAAAAAAATACTAAAAAATACTAGAAAAATACTAGAAAAATACTAGAAAAATACTAGAAAAATACTATATAATATTTTATTCTGGAAAAGTATTGTATTTTATTTTAGGAATACTTAAAATGAAAAACAAGTAAAAAGCTAAATCAATCTAAATCAAACTAAATCACACACTAAATAACAAAAACAAATTTACTCCAATTCATATGTAATATTTATTTTGAATAGATTTGCATTTGTAGTAATATCTTTTTCATTTGCAAATTTTATTATTTTTCTATTTTGTAATATTAAATTTTGATTATTAATATTTAGTATTTTATAATAACCGTTTGAATTTTCAATATTAAAAATACTGTTAGTTGTTGGACTAATTTCTTTATCATAAAGAAAAAATGTATTTGGGTCAAATGAAACATATTTTTTCGTTTGTTTATTTTGTAATACAAATTGGTCTTTAAAAATATCGAAATTACTGGTTGAATTTGCAGGAATAGCATAATATAAAGTTCCAATCCTAGTATTATTTTCCACTACACCAATTATATTACCACCCATTGTTTTAAAACTACCATCGTAAATAGTTAAAAATTTGACTACATATTTAAAAGGCATTTTATGTATTATAAATGTCATATTAGTTTGCGCCTCAACTTGAATTATATTTGAATAGGCTTTTACTAATTTATTTTCAAATGCTATATATTTAGGATTCTTATCATCAACAAGTCTAATACTTACCTTTTCGCCATCAATTTCATTATCACGTATTTTTGGATTTTCAACATATAATGCTTGAGACATTAAGTCTTTGGTTTTCTTTGCTAGATTATCTAAATTAAATAATCCAGAATTAAATGTAATAAACTTATTAGGTAAAGATGCACTTTCTAAATATATTGAAATATTATTACCAGAGTTAATTTTGCTCTTTCTAGGTATAAAACATTGGTTAAGTCTTATATTATATTGTACTTTGCCATCTTGCGTTTTATTATTTCCTATAGTTTTTGCAACATTAAATCGCAAGTTTGTTTCTATTTGTGTTAAGTATGTATTTAGTAGGGAATAAGATTCAATTGCAATTAAACAATTATTATATTTATAAAAAAAATTATTCAATACATTATTATTTGGTTCGCTAATTGATTGATATAGTTTAAGTAAGTCTGGAGCAGGTGTTTCAACTTCGGAAAATCTTAAACTATCTGGTTTTAATCTAAAACTAGAATCTTTAAATATGGTTAGATAATTTTTCATATTAATATCGTTTATTTGAAAATTCATAGCAGTAATTTGGCATCCATAAAATATAGATTCTGCAGAATCATAATTTTTACTTATAACATCTTCTGGATAATGGGGTTTAATTATTGTCATACCAACTTTATTAAAACAAGTTAAATTATCTAAAATATCTTTATCATTCATTATAGTATTACCAATATTATCCGAATTCTTTATAATATAATCAATTGATGGATATTTTGCTTTGAATTTTGCATTACTTGCTTCTTGTTGTTTTGATGACAATTTTTTATTATAAGGATTTTCATATACTGTATCACTTGACATATTAAGAGGACCCAATTCGCTAAAATGATATATTTCAAAAAGTTTATTTGTTGGAACTATATATGGTTCTAATTTTGTGCCGATATATTCAGGTGTTGCAAATAATATAATTTTTCCTTGTAAATTGCAGAGTTTTTCCAAAAATATAGGAAATGTAATATATTTAGATGCATCAATTAATACATCACCTAAAATTTCAGCAATATTATCTGCCAAAGTTCTAAGGGTAAATGCATTAAATGTATTTAATACTAAATGTATTATCAATGGATAATTTATAGGTTTGTTATTAAATTTAAATACATTTGACCTAATTGTTTTTAATACTGATTTAATTTCTAGAGTATTTAAACTAGTTATTAATTGTTGTCCATATACTGCTGTTCCAACAACAGGTAAAGCCATATTACTAACATCAGATTCACAAATAGGTATTTGAATATATCTAGCTCCAGAGTTTAGAACTTCTGCTATCATATCATTACTAACATAATCATAATGTTGATTACCAACACAAGGGGTCATAAAACTAGAACTTATATAATAATCGCATAATTTATATTGTTGTGTTTTATCAGTATTATAACAAGGTATCATAGGTTGTAATTCTAATTGTGATTTATAATCCATATTTTTAATAACATTATTAGTTCGCGAATCAACATTATATTTATAAAATATATATGCAAGAAAACAAAGTATTGGTACTACAACAATTAGATATATTCTCAAGTTATTATTCATTTTTTCTTTTACATTTGAAATAATATTATCAACTAATGTTGGTTTTCCTAAATTATTATTTGTTTGCATTTTACAACTTATTTTCTTTCTAATAAAAACAAAGAAAAATAAATGCAAAATATAACAAAATATAACAAATTATAAAAAAAATATAAAATATATAACAAATGCAAAATATATAACAAATGCAAAATATAAAAAAATATAAAATATATAACAAAATGAAAAACCTGCAATACTTTGCAATAAGTTTGCAATACTTTGCAATAAGTTTGCAATACTTTGCAATAAGTTTGCAATACTTTGCAATAAGTTTTCAATAATTTTGCAATACTTTATTTATTTGTCCAAGTATGATTACAATTACAACATTGATATTTGAAAGTTAAATCACTATCATTTATTTTTTTATATAATACATTATTAATATTTGCCTTAGTTTCACCAACATTTAATAATTCAGATTCAGAAGTATTTTTATTAGTAATACATTCAGCATTAGGACAAGGAATAATATTTACGTGCGGTAAAGTTGGATCTTTACATAAATATTTGTCATTATGTTGATTAACATCTAGTTTTTTAATATTATAACTTTTATTATATACACATTTATATTCTGGTTCTTTAGAAATATCAATATTTTTTTTATAACTACAATTATTGCATACTAAACTCATTATTTTATTAGAATTATCATTAGTTAATATTTTAGTATTTAAACTATTTTCACAATCAGGACAAAAATTCATTTTGATATATTATTTAATTATTTAATGATAATTGTTTTATAATATACTTTATTATTAATATTTATTTATTATTTTTATATTTAATTTATTATAAATAATTTTTCAATTTTATAAAATTATTTTAATCTAATATAATAATAATAAAATCATAAAATCATAAAATATTAATATCTTAATATCTTAAATTATTATAAAATGCCAAAAATATTAAAGCAACAAAAGAAACAACGTTCTCATCGTGGTGGTAGTCCAGCATCTGACCTTGTTATGAAGGCAACTACTGACGAACCATTAATGAATGATTATATACCACGAACAGATTCACCAATGTGTGGCGGTTCTACTGCATCTGATATGGTTTCTGCTCAACTAAATGACAATGCAAAAACTGTTTCTTATCCAGAAGGTTCTAAAGTAGAAGGTGATATTAATAGCCTTAACCTTTATTCTCCAAGTGGTGGTTCTCGTCGTAAGCGTAATAGCAAAACGGCTAAGGGACGCAAGGGTCGCAAGGGTCGCAAAAGTCACAAGACTAGTAAGAGTAATAATAAACGTAATAATAATAATCGTACTCGTAAAAGTAAAAAAAATAATAAGAAAAATAAGAAAACTAATAAACGTAATAATCATCGTTCTAATAAAATTATGAAAGGTGGTTCCGATTGGATTTCTAGTCAATATTCTCTAGGTAATATTAATAATCAAATGAATAATACTAGCGATTTTAGTGCTGCTCAAGGTGTAGATAGAAATACATTAATGAATCCACCAACTATGGGTTTAGCTGGTTCTGGTTCGCCTATGGGAGAACTCGAGGGTGCTAATGTTAGAATGGTTGGAGCACCATTAGTTTAATCAAATTGCCATTTATTACCACAATTCATACAAGTAATAAAATTTGTCATAGGTTCATCTGAACTGCGCAATTGGATTTGCAAATAAATAGTCTTATTTTTATGACATCGAGGACATTCAAATAAATCAGTAGCACATTCTTGTAGCGATTCTTTAAGCATTTTATCAACTTTTATTTTTTCATCTATAATATTAGCCCATCTTTCCGGAAATAATTTATAAGTATCAATAAAAGCTAATTCATATGGGTCAATACTACCAGAAGTTATTTTATCTATTAATTTTAAATTATTAACATAGCTTTTATTATTAATATTAGAATATATATGTTTAGACTTAGATACATATATTTCTAAAAACTCTGGATTTTCCCATATTGGAATAATTTCTCTAAAATTACATTTATCTATAACATAATTATATATTCCTTTTTCAATTAATAGAATAGTTTTAATAGGTAAATTTAATGTTTTGAGAATTTCAATATTTAGTTTGCGTTTTTGATGTAAGTCAATTTCATTTGTAATTATATCTTTTGGTTCTGATTTTAAAATATTTAAAATAATACTATAATCTTCATTATTATTTATATTAATGTTTTTTGGTTGTTTAATTTTTTTAGTTTTAACCTTTTTTTCTGGAATAAAATCATCGCAAATTTCATCATCAAAATTATCATCATCTTTTATTATATTATTATCTAAGTCTTGTTCGTCATCATCTGCATCATCAGCATCAGCATCATCAGCATCGGCATCATCATCAGCATCAGCATCATCATCGTCATCATCTTTTATATTTGTAATTTCTTCATCTACGTCATTATCTATTTCGTCATTATCTATTTCGTCGTCATCATCATCTTCATCATCATCATCTTCATCATCATCTTCATCATTATCTTCATTATCATTTTCTTCATTTTCTTCATTATCATTGTCATCTTCGTCATCTTCGTCATCGTCATCTTCATCACACGATGAATTATCGGAATTATTTTCATTATTACAATCTTTATTATTATTTCTCTGCACATATTCAATATATTGGTCAATATTTATTTTATTAAAATAATATGTTTCATTAGAAAGGCAAAAACCATAAACTTGTCCTTTAATAATAATTTTGTCTTCTAAACTTTCAATATCTTTAAATTCATCTACAATTTCAACCATATTTATAGATGGTATATGAGAATCAAAATTTATTTCAGTTGTTTTATTACTATCTGCAAAATACATTAAATATATAGTAGTATCCTCAACATAATCAAAATATGCAAATACAACAGCATTAGTTAATTTTATACTATATTTTTGATTTAAATATTCTATTGCGGATAAATCTTTTTTTTTTGAATTAGTGGCAATTTGTTTTTTCCATTCAATAATTTCAGTTGATAAAGCAATTTCATTTTTATTAAAAATTAAAGGATTTATCGTAGTCATATTATATTGTTTTGTATATTGTATAATATAAAAATATATCTAGATGTAATTATTATAGTAATATATTCTTTATATTAAATTTTTCAATTTTTATATTTATGAAAAATTGTATAAATTTATAAGTTTATAAATATATAAGTTTATAAATATGTAAAAAATAATTAAACAAATTATAACTTAAAAAATACAAGTATACATATAATTATAAAAATATATATAACCATATAACCATATATAACCAAAAAAATGTTTAGTGATAAAATTAATATACCTCTAGATGCAATAGATTTAATTAATCTTACATACTATTCGGCAAAATCGGAAATTATGCATATATATGATACAAATTTTGCATTTGATGAAAATATTATACCTCTAATAACATCATTTTTAGAAACAAAACCAGATATTATTAATGCAAAACGATATAATAATATTAATTGTGAATCTATAATTACTATTAATAATCAACTACCTAATAAATCACAATTAGCATATCCTTGTTTTTTTAGCGATATTCACAATAATAATTTAAATATGAAAAATATTCAAGGTTATAGAAAAAATTTAGTTAGTTCATATGATGATAATAATCTATTAGTTAAAATGTATAAATTAGAAAATACAAAAGGTGAATATAGCTATAATGTTTTAAATGAATCAGAATTAACTATTATTAGTTGGTCTTGGGATTATGCAAATTTTCAAATTATAATAAATAAAAATACTCCAGATATTTGCCAATTACAAATAAATATATATATTACAGAAGATAATAAAATTATTACGACAAAAATGGAAAATATTAATAAATTATTATTGAAAATAGATAAAATAAAAAATGATATGATATCTAGAACAAAATAATAATTTATATCATTTTATAACTAGAATAAATAAATATATAAATATATAATAAATATATATCAAATATATAATAAATATATAATAAATAGTAAAATGCTTTCAACTGATTTAAATGGATTAATTACAAGTTTGAAAAATAATCAAATATTGCATTTATTTCTACTTTTGGGAATATGTATGGTATTATATTCAATGCTATCTAAATATATGCAAACTAGAAATAATTTTGGCAATATTCTATATGGTGCAAATTATGGTATGAATTCAAATTGTAAGGGAGATATTCCAAAAATTGATGAGGCAATTATTCGTAGTATGATAAATTTACCAAATAGAAATCCAGCTATGCTTACTACTAGTATGGTTATACCAGAGCCATCACAACCAAGTGATGAAGATAGACGCCGTGCACGTATGGATGTTTTAAATATGTTTTATAATTCTTTTGATGATGATTTAACAAGTATTAAATCTAGACCACAAAATTTATATATAATTCCATAATTCCATAATTTTTTATATTTTTATAAATTTTTTTATATTTTATATTATTAAGATATACAAAATAAATTCACAATTATTGTTTTATAATAAAACTATTTATTTTTACAATAAACTAAATTTTTACAATGGCTACTAAAAAAATTAGTAAAAACATTAGTAAAAAAATTAATAAAAAAACTAAAAACATTTCTAGATTGAATAAAAAATTAAATGTTAAAAAACGTGTAACTAAACTTAAGGGTTCTGGTAGGCTTAAAAATTGGTGGAGAACGATTACAGGAAAAAGTAGAATTGCAACTATTACACCAGAAACAGCAACAGCACAAGCAGAGGAACCGGAACCTCGACCCGTAATGACAACTGCATGGGGTCCGGCTCCGGCTGAACCACAACTAAAACAAAAAGGTGTAAAAACTATAAAACATTTTTGGTATAGAGAGTGGCCCGATCATGGAGCTCCAAATCTTAAAAACAGTCATTTTATTGACTTTGTTGATGATTTATTAAATGATATAAAATTATTTGAAGTTGGAACTGTTATTCATTGTAGTGCAGGTGTAGGTCGCACAGGAACATTATTTGTGATTCTAAAAATTTGTTTAGAAAGAAAAAAACTATTATCAGAATTATTGGAAGATAAATCAATTAAAATTGAACAAACAGAAATTGATAATGCTATTACATATGCTAGACTACGCAGAGCAAATTTAGTACAAGATTTTACACAATATGAATTTTTATTAAAATTATTTAGTGCAGACACTAGTTTAGGAATAAATAAAGATACATTTATCCTTAAACAAAAAGATGAAACTTTTCCACTCCGTATTACACATAAATATAATAAAAACAATAATAGATATAGTAATATTTTACCTTATGTTGATACTATTGTAGAAATACCTAATGTGCCTTATATTAATGCAAATTATTTAAATACAGAAGTTGAATCCAATAATTGTGATGAACCTGATGAGGATATGTTTAAACTATGTGTAGATAAAACACATATATTTAATGGTACTGTAATTGGTGCTCAAGGACCAAAACCAAATACTATACAAAATTTTTTACGAATGTTAGATGATGATTCTTTAAATATTAAAAGAATAGTTATGTTAACAGGTTTACTGGAAAAAGACAAAAAAACTGAAAAATATATTGATAAATGTGCAGATTATACTACGGGAGATAAAACTTTATCAAAATTAGTTCATACCAAAGGAACATATGGAAATAAAACTAATTTTGATTTAGTACATAATGGTTTAAACTATGAACTTACTAATGGACGAACTATAGAACATTCTTCCCCGCAAGTAGGAAGTATAATAGGAACAGAACCACCGCCATTTAGTATACAACCAGATATACAAGAAAACACAAGTGTATTAAATAAAGAGGATGTTATAAAAAGATTAACAGATTTTTTGAATGCAAAAATTGGTAATATTGATCCTGAATTAAATAAAATTTCATTTTGTGATTGCAAAATGATATTATTATATTTAATATCATATGCAGAAATTTTAGAGTTAATTCCAGACAAAATTGAAGAATATAAAAGCTCATTTTTAACAAAGTATATAATGTCATCAGGTTTAAACAAAAATAGCAGTAGTGAAAATACTAAAATTGTTGCAAAAATTCTGAAGTTAGTTTATCAAGATATATTAGGAGAAAATTATGTTCCAAAATATAAAAGAATTCAATTTAAAGATTTTTTTAATTTCTTAAAAAGAGAAACAGAAATACAAGCCTACAAAATTCTTTTTGGTGTTTCTGAAGATTTAGATTTTAATAAAATTGTAACAAATATGGAATGTATTTTTGATGGTTCTGGAAATGTAATTGAAGGATTAAAGTTTGATACCCTTGGAAATCCATTTGACCTAAATTTTTCTTGTGAATCATCTGCCTAATTATTTTGTAATTCTAGCCAATATTGGTTTATGGTCGGATGACATATAATTTACTTTTGGTATTTCTATAGTCAAAGGTGATGCAAAAAGATTTATAAATTTTTATTTTTTTATATTTTTATAATTTTTTTATATTTTATAATATTAAGATATACAAAATAAATTTACAATTATTTTTTTTCAATAAAACTATTTTTTTTCAATAAAACTATTTTTTTACAATGGCTACTAAAAAAATTAGTAAAAAAACTAATAACTATTCTAGATTTAATAAAAAATTAAATGTTAAAAAACGTTTAACTAAACTTAGAGGTGGGGGAAATGAACTATATGAAAATACTCCTCCTCCTATAGTACCAAGAGAAATCAATACAAATAATATTAGTAAAAATAATTTAAATAATATTAGTAAAGAAATTATTAGAAAGAGAATTATAGAAACTAAAAAAAGAATTGCATCAATAAAAAAACAAATTAATAATAGTAATAGTAATAGTAATATTGAAAATTTTAAAATAAATCTAAAAAAATATCAGCTTTATTTAGCAGCTTTAACTGTTAGACAATAAAAAAATCCACGTAATATTTAATATTTAATTCTAGCCAATATTGGTTTATGGTCGGATGACATATAATTTACTTTTGGTATTTCTATAGTCAAAGGTGATGCAAAACTATCTATAATATGGTCATTATGCCTTCGGCGGTTAATACAGCACGTTAAAATGTGTTTTGGATTAAAATAAAATCTAGTCTTATCTAATAAAAAACTATTTTTAGCATCACCAAATTCTTTAATATTATAATTAAAATCACCTGACACTATAAATCTAATATTTTTAAAATCATGTTTTAAACCTTTACCATTTTTACCATCTTTACCATCTTTACCATCTTTACCATTTTTTAAACCATTTTTTATATTTGCAATCATTTTATCCATCATATACAATTCGTCTTCTTTTGAATAATGTCCCATATGAACATTTATCATACATATACCATTACTATATACTAGTGCCATCCAAGGTCTCCCTTTTTCAAATTCACCCTGTATTTTATATTTTAAGTTATATTTTGCATCCCAAAATGTTATTATAGTATCTAAACCAGATTTATGCAATTCATATTTCATTTGTTTTAATCTGGTAGATTGTTTTATAAGTTTTTCATAATCTGATGCCTCTTGTAAAGTAATAAAATCTAAATTATAATTATTATCAAATACCGATGCAATATTATTAACACATACAGAAAAATGTTTTGAATTAGTTGTATTAGTATTATTATTACACAATGCCCAAGATTTAACAGACCCGCTCATAGATTCCCAAGAAATATTATATGATAAAATAGATAGAGATATAGCTATAGCATTATTTATGTTTTTTTTGCTATGTGTTTTGCTATTAGATTTATTATTAGATTTAGCATGAATTTTCTTAATTGTTTTTTGCATTTTTTGCATTTTTATTATTATAGATATAGATAAAAAAATATTAGTAAATTTTAGTAAATTTATATTATCAAATTATTACTAACTGTAACATTTCAAATGTACCATTATTTTTAATTAATTTATAATATCCACATGCATTGCAAACAATATGACCATCTGAAAGTATTTTCCATTTAGAGTTTTGTTTCATATCTAATGTTTTGTACGTAGTTCTCCTATCTGGCATTACATAAAATATTGTGCCATTTTGTGATTGGTATGATGTACATGGTTGCGCAGGATATAAAATTTCTTGCGCAACTGGTTTTTGAGGTGGTGCAATTGGTTTTGTAGGTGGCGCAATAGGTTTTGGTATTTGTTGATGAAAAGTTTCATTTTGTAAAATAGGTTTTTTACCACCGTAAAATGAACGATGAGTACTCTCATATTGTGTACCATTCAAACTAAACTTCTGTGTCGCCATTTCTTTCACATTAATTTCAGTAATGAGAAAAAGTACTAAACATAATTAAATATAAATAAATTCAATTTTTTACAAAAAAATATAAAAAGTCCAAAAATACCCATCACTCATAATTCCTCACACCTTATACTTAATTTACACAATATCTATATTTTTCTGTTGTACCTGAGGTGACATTTTCAAATTCTATTTTACATATTTGTTTAGGTTTTAAACCAATATATTTAGCCTGTGCATCATCTCTTTTAATTGTAGGAATATTTAAAATAGAACAATTATATTTTGCAATAAGTTCTTGAGATTCCTGTTTTGTTAAAACAGTATGTTTTGGAACAAATTGATGACGACTAACATTAAATAGAAAGTTCTCTAGACCAAAAATTTGCACAAAGTAAGTTTTTTTAATAAATAAATCATTAACATACTCCTCGTCAATTTTATCCTTTACGCCTATTTTCATTAAAACACGTTGAACATTAAGTATAATTAATGTATCTTTTGTTGTAAGATGTTTTTCATAAATTTCAGTTATTTGTGTAGTTAAACTAGTTGTTCCTTTAAATTTAGGGTCAAGACGATACTTAATATATATTTTTTCAGTATTATTATTAGTTTTATTACTATCTTTAGTATCTTTACTGTCTTTACTGCTAATTTTTTTTTCAAGTAAAATATCTAATGGACCAATATCAGAAAGAGTATTAAATTTACCAGATATATGACTTAATAGCATTTCTTTAATATCATCCATATTATAATTCCTAAGATGTTCAACATTATAACCTCTATCTTCTAGCATTTCTAACAAATGTTTACGAGAATCATAAATATATTTATATTTTTTGAAAATTTCTGACATTTTTATATTTATATTTATATTTTATATTTATTATATTTACTATAATAGTTTTATATTAATATTTATAAATTTTATTTTTAAATCTAAAAAAATCAATTTTATTTTATGTTAAATTTATGTTAAATTTATTTTCTAAATGGGTCTAAGTTTTTACTTCCACTATAAAAAAACCCCTCACGTACTTTTGTATCTAATTCAACAACTTTAATATTTGAATTAAAATTTATATTATTACCATTACTACTTCCACTAGAATTTCCTCCAAATTGATTTTGCATCATAGGTTGTTGTTGTTGCATAGGTTGCTGTTGTTGTTGCTGTTGCATCTGCATCATAGGTTGCGGTTGTGGTTGTTGTTGCATCTGCATCATAGGTTGTGGCATCATTTGATTATTAAATGACATATTTAATCCTTGAGTATTTTGTTGTCCTCCATTCATATTTGCCATTGAATTATTTGCCATAGAATTTTGGTCTAGAATATTATTAATTCCTTGTGTTTTAGCATTTTCAAATTTTTCATTTTCACCACCAGTTTGCAATCCTAATAATTTAGAATTCATATTTTCAATTACATCATTATCATCTTTTTCCTTAACATAAAATTCTGGTTTAACACCACCATAATGTGACAAATCAATATTATCATTAGATTGAGTATTTTCATCCATTTTAATTTCCATCCCACCTTGTTGATTTAATTGCAATGATTGTTTTGGCATTACATTTTGCATTACATCTGGATTTAAATTTGGTCTTTGATTTTCATTTTCAATTACAGAATTCCATCCATCTAGAACTTGCGTAGTATTGCCATTTTGCATATTATTATTACCAGCATTACTTATATTACCATCTTGATTATCAGTATTATCAATATCATCTCCAGCATCATCTCCAGCATCATCTCCAGCATCATCTCCAGCATCATCTCCAGCATCATCTCCAGCATCATCTCCAGCATCATCTCCAGCATCATCTCCAGTATTATCAATATCATTAGCTCCAGCATTATCAATATCATTAGCTCCAGCATTATCAATATTACCACCATCTTGATTATCAGAATTATATTCTGAATTATCATCTGAATCATCATCATCTGACTCTTTATCTAAAATATTATCTAGCATATTATCGATATCATTATCAATATCATTTTCTGTAAGTTCTATTATACCATCATCTGGAGAATCATTCATTAGTTTTTGCAAATAATCAACTTTCATTTTAACACTCATACACATTCCCTGAATTTCTTGAATTAATAATTTAAATGTATAAGGAACTATTATTTGTATATACTCCATTTGCCTTTGTCCATAAAGATTTAAACCAATTATTTTATTTGCATTAAGTCTAGTAGTTTTATTTATATCTTCGTCTAATTGGTATGATACTATACCATCACTTAAATTATCATAATATAATCCTGTATCTGGATTACATATACTTATTTCGCCTGAGGTTTTACTTACTTGGATAATAAATTTATCACATCGTTCAATATAACTTTCTTTTATAAATGCCCATATACCATGTGATAATAATGCGTCTCGCTCCATCTCCCCAAGTCGCAAACCCCCACCATTTGCCCTACCAGCAACACTTTGCCTTTCTTTTACAGTATATGCACCACCTGGTATAGGTATACCATTTGACCGTTCTCCTCCCGTTCGCGTATTTATTTTATCATCAACCATATATTTCAATCTTTGATAATAAATTACACCTGTAAAAATAGTGGTTTCTATTTGTTTACCAGTCATACCATCATACAAAATACGTTCACCCATTGATGTTAAACCAAGTTTATTTTCCAAAATGTCATTTATTTCTTCGACATTAAACGTTTCAAATGCATTATAAGTTCCAAATAATCCCAATTCAGCTGCCATATTGCCAAATAATATTTCATATAATTGGTTTACTGTCATACGAGATGGATAACCAGCAGGGTCTAATATAATATCTGGAACTATACCATCTTCAGTATAAGGCAAATCCTCTTTTTTTAAAACTATACCAAATGTCCCTTTTTGCCCATTACGTGATGAAAATTTATCACCCATAACAGGTGGTCTATGTTGACAAGTGCGAATTTTAACCATGCGGTCGCCATTTTCATTAGTTTGGCAAGTATAAACTTTATCTATTAAACTACCTTCATTGCCAAGTTTAACTTCTGTTGTCATATCTTTATAATATTCTTTGCCTTGTTCATCTTTACCCTTCATATATTTACCAATAACCGCATCTTTTAAACCAATCATATTACCTTTTTTTGGAAATCCATATTTATCAAGATTTGAATATTGTAAACGATTTTTAATAGGTAATTCATTTTGGTCTGGATAATAGTACATTTCTTCTTTATATTGAGGCATTGGATTATAAAAATGATGTTCTTCACCAGTTTTTTTATCCAATAGTTCTTTATCACTATACATTTTATAATAACTTGTACCAAAAAGCCCCATATCAATTGCACTTTGATTACCAATAATAGCATCTTCTTGATTATAATTAAATTTATTTATTGCAATAAATAGATTATGCCCGTGTCCAAATTTATCACCACCTAAAACATTGTTTAAACGGCATACTAATAAAGGTTTTTCAGGATTATTAAGCATTATACCATTAGTATCTATTCTATTATTAAAATTCATAGCATATGTTGTTATACCTTGTTTAACATGTTTACTAGCAAAAATGGCACGAGCACCCATGTCAAAATTAATAAATGGTACTAAATGTGCATTGAAACTGAGCATCATACTAGGATGTAATTCCAAGTGAGTATATTGTTGTAAAGATGTTTCTAGTATTGTAAAACCAATAGATAAAAGACAAGTATCAAATTCTTGCGAATCAACATACTCAATAACAGCCTGATTTTCCCTTAATTTAAATAAATTTTCCTGCATATTATCATTTTTTATACCTAGTATATCTAGTTTTTCAATACTACAATTATAATAATCATAGTCTTCTTTTCTTTTACTAAAGCCTAATATAAGGTCACTAAACTTATATTCTTTAGAATTTATACCGTTAATATGTTTAGGTTGTATAAGAATATTATTATTTTCAACAATATACAAAGGTCTTATAAAACGTCCACCATCTGTATATATTTTAATTTCATTATTATTATAATCCCAAGAACCACTTGTATATATATTTATAAGACCATTTCTACGATAAAGGCGAAATATATTAATAAATTCTGCAGGATTACGATGACATCCAACCCAATTACCGTTAATAAAAATTTTACATAAATTATGCACTTCAATAGGTGTAAATTCATCAAGAACTTCTAAACCATTTTCTATACAAAATTCTAAAATTGGTTTTGTTGGACAACCGAAAGTAATATGAGAACTAATAGCTAGACCTTTATTTAAACCTACACTTTGCCCCTCAGGTGTTTCATCGGGACATACACATCCATATTGTGTAGCGTGTAATCTGCGTCTAGAAATAGTTATTCTTTGTCCCGCCTGAACATTATCAATAATACGTCTAAGATGGGCAATAGTATTATTTCTTGTGCTTCTATCCAATGCTTGAACTACACCTTTTTTTTCACCAATATTACCAATTGTAAGTTGGTCATTAAAATGTTCTTTAAATTTTTCAATACTAAATATATCTTTATAATTATTGGCATTTATTATATATACAATTTTATCTTCACTATATTCTTTCATATTAAAAGTAAATAATGTGTTTGTTTTCACACGTACATTACGAATTACTTGGTCTAGAGCACTTCTAAATAATGTAGCCACTAAAAACCCTGATAAATCAATACGCTTATTTGCAAAATTATCTCGGTCAGTATCTTTAATCAATCCCAATTTTAATAATAGTAATTTTCTTGTCATTAGACCTAAATAATATGCTTTAGCCCTATTGATTTCGCCAGTTTGTGTAGTAATATGTGGAAATAATGCTTCATTAAATGTACTATATAAATAACTTAATTGCGTAACTTTATTTCTACCTATATCACTAATTGATTTTATATTATCGCTTTCAGTTTGTGCGCGTGATGGTAATTTTACCAAATAGGCTTCTGCAAGTTCTCTATCATATATTTTTTCTTCGAGAATAAATGGGTCTAATATACTTGGTCTAAGTAATTCAATCATTTGATTAATTAATTCATTACTGGCATTGGCTAAATTTATATCACCTATTATATATTGTAAAATTTCTTTATCGCTTTCAATACCTAACGCTCTAAACATAATGAATAATGGCACATCGCGAGTTTTATTTTCTTTGAGCAGAGGATTTGTTTGACCAAGGCGAACTGTTATTGTTCCAGTATTTTCTAGCTGAACTTTAACTGTTCTGGCATTTGCAAATGATTCATCACTAACACATTTAACTTCTGCAAAATGTGTATATTTTTCAGTACCACTGCTCATATTAACAGTATTGAGAAAAATAATGTTTTCGGCTTTGCGCTCTTGTGATACTATAGTTTTTTCCATACCATTTATAATAAAATAACCTCCTAAATCATATGGGTCTTCTCCCATTTGGGATAAAATATCATTGCTAAATTCATTTAAAATACAAACATCTGATTTAAGCATAATTGGAATTTTGCCAAGATGTATATTTTCAAGAAATTCTGGATTATTAATAGGTACATTTTCAAATATAATATTATCATTTTTTTTAAATGTAAAGTCAATATCAACTGAATAAAATATATCAAATCCATATGTAAGAGATTTTAATCTAGATTCATTTGGATAAAGTTGTCTAATGTCACCAGTTGGATAATTTTTTATGGTTGGTTTGGAAATTTTATATCTATCGTGATTTTTACCACCAAAATATATGTTTATTTCATAAATATTATCTTCTTTATCCAATAAAACAATTTTTGTTTGTGGATTCTTTGCTGTATTTTTGAAAATTTGAGGTATCTTATTTTGTATAAAATCATTGTAGCTATCAATATGATGTCTTACTAAATAATTTGGCGTATCGCGAAAATATGCATTTATAACATCCCAAGTCTCTGATTCTAAATTCATTTATGATTGATTATTAGTAATATGATTACTTATATTACTTTATATTACTTATATTACTTATATTACTTATATTACTTATAATTAGTATTAGTAATTACTATTACTTTTAAATTATATTTTTACTTACTATTATTTTATATTTTTTTATAGTGAAAATTTTAACATATTTTAACATATTTTAACATATTTTAACATATTTTAACATATTTTAACATATTTTAACATATTTTTAACATATTTAAAATACATAAATATATATTTTGTATAGTTTAATAGCAAAAAATAAAATCTGCATAAAAATTAACATAATCCAGAATAAAATATTACATTAAAATAGTTAAAACTAGATATTTTATTTAATAAATATTTAATAAATATTAACTATTAACTATATACTAAAATGGGAGGAGGATTAATGCAATTAGTAGCTTATGGGTCGCAAGATGTATATTTAACTGGCAATCCACAAATAACTTTTTTTAAAGTTGTATATAGACGTCATACAAATTTTTCAATTGAACCAATTCAGCAAGTTTTCAATGGCATAGCCAGTTGGGGACGTAGTGTAACAGCAACTATAGCACGAAATGGTGATTTATTATATCGTATGTATATTACAATTAAATTACCAAGTGTTCCTGCAAATGGAACTGACCAATTTCGATGGCTTAATTGGCTTGGTCATATAATAGTTCAACAAGCAGAAATTGAAATTGGCGGGCAAAAGATTGATAGGCATTACGGTCATTGGCTTCATATTTGGAATGAATTAACCCAAACATTCGGACATCAAGCTGGATATGCAACAATGGTTGGAAATGTTCCTAGATTAGTTCAATCAAGTATTGATGACACACCATCTGTAACTCTTTATGTGCCATTGCGTTTTTGGTTTAATAGAAATGTAGGTCTAGCTTTGCCACTAATAGCATTACAATACCATGATGTTAAATTAAATTTACAATTGGCTAATCTTCAAGATTGTTATTGGTCTTCAAGTAATAATCGTGTTCCAGATGAATTAGTAGATGTAAGTCTCTGGGTTGATTATATATATCTAGATACAGATGAAAGACGTAAATTTGCCCAAGGTAGTCATGAATATCTTATAGAACAATTACAATATAATGGCGATATGCCGATTAAAAATACTACTGAACAAATGAAAATGGCATTTAATCATCCAGTTAAAGAACTCATATGGACTATTCAAAAAGATAGTATTATAAATTCTTCTTTAATGTCAAATTATGGTGGGCAACAATGGTTTAATTTTACAGATGCATTAGATTATACTTATTTTTCAGGGACGCCACAAGATCCATTAGGTGGTGGTATTGGCACTGCAGCGTTTAATGTGGGTAATTGGTATTCTAGTATGCCACTTAGTGGAACAGCAAATGGTAGCCTTGCAACGGCAGGGCAAAATGGGCAATCGGGGGTAAATATATCTGGACTATATTTTGATGATTTATTTGGAGCAACATCTAATGTATCATCTAGAGGTTGGAATTCACATTTGCCAATTTTTGATTCTGGTGAAAATCCAACTGCAACTGCAAAAATTCAATTAAATGGTCATGATAGATTATCAGAGCGAGAGGGGCGTTATTTCAATACTGTTATACCACAAGAATGCCATGAGAATTGTCCTGCTATTGGTATTAATGTTTATTCTTTTGCATTAAAACCAGAGGAACATCAGCCTAGCGGAACTTGTAATTTTTCACGTATTGATATGTCCCAATTATTATTAAATGTAACACCGGCAACATATCAATATCCAACTGGAGGTTCTGATACGGCAAAATGTCGTATATATGCAACTAACTATAATGTATTAAGAATATTAAGTGGTATGGCAGGATTGGCATTTACAAATTAAGTTTTACCAAAACTTAACCAAACGCTAGGTAGGCTAAAGCCTACCAGAATTTAAAATTTTAGTTCTATATTTTTAAATTTTTAGTTCTATATTTTTAAATTTTTAGTTCTATATTTTTAAATTTTTAGTTCTATTATTTTTACATTTTTTTTAGATTGACTTTTTTCTATAGTTTTCTTATAAAATTGAAAATTTATTATAAATATAAATAACTTAAAAACATTATTTATATTTATTATAAATTTATAATAAAATGGCAAAAAATGCAGATTTTGTTATAGTTGAAATACCTGATTGTGCATATCCAAATGCATATCAACCATGTGCATATCCAAATGCATATCAACCATGCGCATATCCAAATGCATATCAACCATGTGCAGTTCCAAAATGGCAAACCGCTACAAATATATCAAAATTTAATAAAAAATATTATTCGCATTATAAACCTAAACCTCTGGAAACAATTAAACCTCTGGAATCAAATATTAATCCAGAAACAACTATTACTATAGAAGCAAATATTACTCCAGAATCAAATATTAAATGCCAAACCAAAATAAGTATTGATGAAAGTAATAATGAAAGTATTGATGAAAGTAATGACTCTAAAAAAAAAGTTAGTTATTTTAGTATATTAAATAATTATATTGGTATTACTATTACTAATAATGAAAATAAAGAATCTGTGTAAATAGTAATATATGAAATAAATATTGTACTTTTTGTAATAGTATTAGTATTAGTAATAGTAATAGTAATAGTAATAGCAATAGAATGATAAATTTAATAACAAATAAAAATCTTTTTTTTACAAAACCAAAATGCAATTGTGGTTTAATCAAAACAAATCATAAACAATATAAGAAAAATAATAAATCTAGGAAAACTAGGAAAACTAGAAGAAAAGGAAAACTAGATGAAAAGACAAAAAAAATAAATTAAAATAAAATAAACAAATTATATCTTTAGGATTTTTTGCCTAATTTATTCACTCCATTTATCTTGATTAAATGGTGCAACACCAATTGCATTAATATTTTTTTGAAATTGTGCGATTTTGGCATTAATTGCCAATTGTTTATCACTAATAATATTTTGTTTTACTTTTTCATTTCCTTTAGGTTCTGGTTTAACACCATAGCAATTTACACCATATAATAAATTTGGGTCATTACGAGCTAAATTTATTCCAGGTGCGCCACAAATATTACGTTTATTAGGTTCATTATCTTGCAAAGTTTTCCACGTTGAATATTGAATAGGATATGCAGCCAAACCATCTTTTGTCCAACCAACATTGCACCAATCTGCACCTGTTTTATGTGCATCTATTAATTGATTAATACTTGCAACATCTGCACCTAAAGCACCACATACACCAGAAGCATCATCTAAAGTATAAATATTTTCTCTAATATTAAATACTTGACTAGATTTAGATTGAATACCAGTTGGTTCTGGTTTAAATGGAGTACTACCATCATTAATTGGAACAACTGTAGATTTTTCTGATGACATAGCTAATGGCATGGCTGATGACATATTTGTAGAATTTAATTGATTAGATTGACTTTTAGCATTCTTATTAATAAAAATATAATATATAATAATAATTATTAAAAGACCAAATACAGCTGATACACCAATTAATACAAAATTTGGTTCTCCTGTTAACATAGGATAAGACATTTGTAATAATATATTTTACTATTTAATTTATATCACTTATTATATATTAAACATATTTATTTTTCATTATTTTTTATTTTAAAAATATTTAAAAAAATAAAAATAATGAAAAATATTTAAAAAAATAAAAAAATGAAAAATATTTAAAAAATTTTTATAAATATTTTATAAATATTTGAATAAAAAATAAAACAAATATGAAATAAATATGAAAATATGAAAAATAAATGAAATTAACTATAGTTTATCTAAAGTGTGTAAAACAACATATAAGCATTTTCCGAATTTAAAGCTTCATCCTCTGATATATTATTAACATTTTCGTCATTACAGCATACCCATTGGTCATTAAATGTTGTATTATCATCTTGTAAAGTTTTTACATAAGAATAATAATGTCCTCTATTCATTGACCCAGAATGATTAATAACTGCATATAATTTATATGTTTTTAATGCATTATTTCCACAAAAATATTTTTGCATATCAATAACTTTTGGATATTGAACTTTTTTAGTAATTTTAACTGCTCTATCTGTATTGGGTATATTAGCATATCTAATTAGCTTGAAAATAAGTGTTTTTGGTTCAGTTAAAAGTTTTTGTTCTTTTACATTTTGTTCTGTATTATTGCATTTTTCGCATTTATAATCTATATAATCTATTTTAAACATATCATTTAAACAATCATATAATGTAATAGTGGGTAAATCTGGCAGAGATAAACAAATAATATTATTAGGATATACATTATGAGATTTATTTGTACATTTTGAACATTGAATACAATTTAATGTATAATAATATAAATTTTTAACAAAATATGAATAATCCTTTTCATATCGTATTTTAAAATCTTTAAAACGCAATTGTGAATATATATCTAGTTCATCAAAATTTTTCGGCTGTTCAATTAAAACAATTGACGATTTTGCATTATGAATTTTATCAAGTAAATATGCTAAGAATTCATGCGGGTCATTTTGTTCACCATTAAAAAGATGTTCAAACCCAGAATCTGCAGATAATTCTTCTACTATTGATAAAAATGTTCTATTACTTATAATATTACTGTCATTTCTAATTATTTTTTTCATTATTTCTTTAAATGATATGTATATAAAAATATCATAACTATGTTTTACTAATTGATTTAATATAGTAAATTCTTCTTTATTTAATGTTTCTAATTGTTCTAATAATATTTTTTTACATTCTGTTTTTATATCTTGTGCTTTAAATTTACCAAGATTAAATTTAGTTATAGTTTTAATTAAATTATCATCTCTAATTTTATATTTTGAAATGAATTCAAGAATAAATGGACTACTTGCTAAACATTGCAATGTAGCATTAATAAAGCATTGATTACTTGTATTGCATATTCCGTTGCGAGACATTTTAACTAAATCAATATTTAGTTTGATTTAATTTTTATTTATTAAAAAAATATAAAATAATAAATCAATTTTTTATATATAAAAAAAATAAAAGTTTTAAGTTAAAAAAAAAAATTAATTATATTTTTAATAAATATAATTTAAATATTTACATTTATATTTAATAATTTATTAATATATTAATATTTTAATATTTTAATCTAAATATGAATAATTTTATTAATCATAATAATACTACTTCTAATAACCATGATGATAGAATATTAATTGAAAAACATTATATACCAGTATCATTATATAGAGAATTATATCAAACTAGACCAACTGTAAATAATTTATTAAGAAATTATCCATTATATTATTCAACAATTCCTTATGTATATCCAATATATCCAACCTATCCAACCTATCCAATCCAATCATTTTTTACCCAACCACTCGAACCTACCCAACCACTCCAATCTACCCAACCAACCCAGCCACCCCAACCAACCCAACCTACCCAACCACCCCAACCTACCCAACCACCCCAACCAACCCAACCAAACCAGCTATCAAATACTATATCAGAAAGTGTATTTTCTAATATCAGAAATAATATATTTGAAAGTTTATTAAATAGAGGACATCCTTTTAATTTACAAGTATCAGGGTTTAGTATAAATGATAATAATACTAATAATCATAATAATTCTAATAATCCTATAGGTATTTCATTATCTAATATTAATATAATTACTACTGTATCGCGGTTTTGTGATTTGCATCAATCTAGTCAATTTGATTCCTGTTCTATTTGTCATGAACCAATAAATAATTCTGATATTTGTAGATTAATTAAAAATTGTAATCATATATTTCATATAGAATGTATTGATAATTGGTTAAATGACCATACAACTTGTCCTTATTGTAGAAATAATTTAAATATAACATCTAATATAGCTATAACATCTAATACAAATACTATTAATGATAATACAAATGATATAAATGATAATGATAATAATGATAATAATGATAATAATGATAATAATAATGAAAATTATGATGATAATGAAAATTATGATAATTATTACAATTATATTGAACAATCTTATAATATAGACGATTATGAGCAAGATGTTGAAGATGACGATGAGCAAAATTACGAAGATGTTGAAGATGATTATGATTATAGTGATATGCCAGAATTAATTAGTATTCCTGATTTTGAAAATTATACATCAAATACATCAATGCCAATTTTCAATGCAGAACCTATTCTAAACGAAATTAACAATGTAATTACAATATCAACACCATTTATAAATAGTTTTATACATAATTCAAATTCTTCTGTTAGATTAAATTCAGAACAAATAAATAATCATTTGAATACCCAAATAAATGATTTTATAAATAATAATCTAAATCCACTATTGCAATCTTTTAGACATTTTGGAGATAATAGATAAAATGAAAAATGACGAAAAATGACAAAAAAGAAATTTCTTAATAAATTTATTTATTTATTAGAATTTTTCATTGCTATAAGTTTATCAATAATTAAATTACTAAATCCAAAACATACTGTATCTATATTTTTATACATTTCAAAACCTTCTAATTTAGAATCGCCATATACTATATTGTTAAAATATTCTAAACCATTTTGCTGCATTTGTTTTAATCTTTTTTCATTATTAATTAATTTTATACATTCATTATATATATAAGTCCAATTATGTTTATTTGTATCAAAAACTAATGCAATTGCACTTTTATTTAATAAAATATCAAATGGAGAACTAAAATCATTGATTAAAATAGGAATTGCACCACATGCTAAAGCTTCAATAATACGCATACTACTATTACCATTACCTTTAGGACATAAACATAATTTTGAATTTAATATATCAAAATATGAATCAAAAGCAGTATCTTCTAATTGAGTTTGTGTTGGTTTAATTGCCGATTCGCAACGCCATTTCCAATAATTATTATTTTTAATAATTGAACAATTAGGTTTATTTGAAAATTCATTATACATATCTGTTCGCATTCCGTCCCATATTGTGCCCTTGAAATAAATATCGGTTTTACGTTCTAAAGAATCGATATTATTTATATTGACTATTTCGTCTTTGTCTTTGTCTTTGCCTTTGCCTTTGCCTTTGTCATAAAATTTAAAAATTGCAGGATTAGATACAAATATTTGGGTTTGTTTTTGAGCTAAACCAGATGATTTCACAGCATTTGTAAACCATATACATTCATTATCAATATGATTACTTTGGTCTCCACTAAGAATAAATACAAGTTTATTTTTTGGCAATGAATTTTTAATATGTTCAATTAGATTAATAGGATCTCCATTAGATTCAAATATAATATAATCTGCACTATTTATATCATTTACATTTTCTATTTTATGTGAATATAATTTATTCCATTCGGTAGATATTGTTGAAAGATAAAACACTTTTAATTTAGTTTCAGACATTTTGTATTATAAATTATTTTTATTATTATAAATAAAATTATTTTTATTACTCAAATTTATTTTTAAATTACAATATTTATACTTTAAAAATAAATTTTCAATGCATATATATTTATATCCATATCCATATCCATCCATATCTATCCATATCTATCCATATCCATAAATGGAACTTTGTTCTAGACCTATAAATATTGCAATTGACACTATATTTTTCCAAATGTCATATAGTGGTATTACTCGTGTATGGGAAACATTATTTAAAAATTTTCCAGATAATAAAAATAATAAAGATTATCAAATAATAATTCTTTACCGAGGAAATGGTAAAACTTTTAAATTTAAACCTGAATTAAATATTGAAAACAAATTTAAACTATTATCAATAAATGAATTTAATTATTTAACAATGAATCAAGATGTTGATTATTTAAATTATATTTGCAAAACAAATAATATTGATGTATTTATATCAACATATTATACTTATTGCACGGTAATTCCTAATATATTATTGATTCATGATATGATTCCAGAAGTATTTAAATTTGTTTTAAATCATATGTGGAAACAAAAACAAAAAGCTATATTAAATGCATCGGCATTTATTACAATTAGTAAAACAACAAAAAATGATTTAATAAAATTTTATCCATATATTGAAAAAAATAATTATCCTATAGAAATAATTTATAATTCGATTGGTACTATTGCAAGTACTATTGCAGGTACTATCGATAATACATTCTTAAAAAAATTTGGAATTATACCAAAATCATATATATTTTCAATAGCTACAAATAATGAGGAATATAAAAATATTAAACTAATTAAATCATTGGCAATTAATTATGGAAATAAATTGGCAAAATTATTAAATAATCCTATACCTATAATATTGATAAGTAAAGAAAATATACCTAATGGTTTTAAAGTTGAAAATAATATTTTATATATATCATTTGTAAATGATTCAATATTAAATTCTTTATATAAAAATGCATTGTGTTTTGTAGCACCTACATTATATGAGGGATTTGGATTGCCTATATTTGAAGCATTTGCACATTCTACACCAGTAATTGCAATAAAATTGCCAATATTTATAGAATTAGGAGGAGGAGGTATAAATTTTATTGATATTGATAGTGATAGTATTGATAGTAGTAGTATTGATAGTAGTAGTATTGATAGTAGTAATAGTAGTAATATTAGTATTACTAATAAATTATTTGAAAAAATAGAATTTATTTATAAAAATGAGGGTTCATCAGTATCTAAACGTGTTGAATTTGGTTTAAAACAAGTTGCAAAATTTACAGAAGAAATTCAATCTTGTAAATGGAATGAATATTTTAAAAATATAAGAACTAATATTCTAGCACCAAAACCATTTATAAATTTAATAATACAATCTTATAAAGAATATAATCCAGAACGATTAAAAGAATTAGAATATTGTTTTAAACAAAATTTAGATAATCCATATATTAATAGTATTCATGATTTTGGTTCTGGAATTGGTTCTGGAATTGGTTCTGGAATTGGTTCTAGTAATGAATCTAATGCTAAATATATAATTGTTGATAATCCAGATAATAAATGGTTAACATATGATATGGCTTTTAAATATGCTACAAAATATAATTCTACATCAAATTATTGGTGTATTGTAAATTTAGATATATTTTTAGATAAAGATTCAAATTGGAATATGATTAAAGGAATGCTTAATAATGGATACATATATGCACAATCGCGACACGAGTTTAATATTTTGCAAAATGGTAAAATAGATTGCAAAATGGATACAAATTTTGCAAAAATGATGCATTCTCATACGCAAGATGCATGGTTATTCAAAACTCCGATTAATATATCTAGTAGTTGTGGGTGTAGTTGTAGTAGTAGGTGTAATTGTGATTTTGAAATAGGTTTTTTGGGATGTGATAATGCTATTGCGGATAGGTTAAATAAAAGTGGTTATAAAGTTATAAATCAACCAATTACTTATAAAATATTTCATTATGATATTGCAAAAGGTAAAACTAGTTCTAATTTTATAGAAAAACATAATAGTGAAAAAAATATTAAACCAAAAAATAAATATCCAGAACGTATAGGGTCTTATCTGGTACCTAATTTTGACCAATTATTAGGAGAAGAACAAGATATTAATATGACAAATATAATTAATGGATTAGGTGGTATTAGTAATATAGAAAAATATGAACTTATTTGTAAAATAATGAGTGATAGAATAATTATGAATAATCCATAAGTGTATTTGTATTTAATTTGTATTTTCAGACTTATCTAGACACTCAAGTTTTACCCAGACCTTTTTTCTTGTGTCTATTTCTAATACTCCTTTAATGCAAATATTTAGTTCCGTACAAGGTATATTTATTTTTATTGGTTCATTTCCATCAATATATTGTTTCATATTCTGGAATAATGTTTTTATACTTTCATAAGATGTATTTAGATGTAATTCATTAAGTTTTTTTATTATTGGTTTTATTTCGGTTTGCTTTTGTTCTTTTGTTCTGGAAATCATTTATATGTATGTATATATGTATATATGTATATATGTATATATGTATATATGTATATATGTATATATGTATATATGTATATATGTATATATGTATATATGTATAATTATTTATATTTATTTATATTTATATTTATTTATATTTATTTATATTTATTTATATATAGATACAAATTTTTATAAATTATAACTTAATAAAGTAATTTATATAGATATGATAAATTTAGAAATTATTTTCAATCTAATAGAATTTATTGCTTTTTTACTACCTGCAATTCCTGATTCTTTGATTATTAGATTAGCTATATTACTTATTTATTTTATAGGTCATCATTATAAATTACAATATATATATTCAAAATATAAAAAACAATATTTACAATAGATAAATGGCAAAATAGGAAACTATAAAAAATCGGAAAAATTAAAAAAAATTGAATTTTATTTATATTTTAAATTTTATTATTACTATTATTGTTATTGTGTTTATAGTTTTGTAGTGAAAATGGCAAAATATTTTAATTTAGATGGATTTACAGGCATATGTGTAACTGAATCCAATGGTGTTATTGAGATTACAGGATGTAATATTGAAGACGCAGAGTTGATTTTAGCGTTATCTGCTATTAGGGCTTCTACCTGCTCAACTCTTATAATACGAAACAATAAGCTTACCAATGTTGGTGCAATTGCATTAGCAAGAACCCTAAACGCATCTATACACATAAAAGATGTTCATATAGGCAAACATAATATCTTAAGTGATGGAAGAGCAGAATTTCAGAAAATGCCTTACATAAGCCTAAAGAAAATTACTCTTGCCGGTGAAGTCATTGTGGAACGCACTTAGCTTATTTTACAATAAGCATTTTTTTATTTTTTATATTATTTATATTCTTATTTATCTTATTTATCTTATTTATCTTATTTATCTTATTTGCTCGATATAACATATTGAAATAAAACATTATCTAAATGTAATGTAGTAATATATATGAAAAATGGATAAAAAAAGAAAAATACAAAAAATAATAAAATCCCCTATTCATTTATATAAACCCCCTTATGAATCAATCTGGTTTGCAACAGAAAAAAATATTAGTCTAGATGCATATTTAAAACAACTATTTGCAATTGCAAAACAATATTTAAAATCTAATACAAATCCAGATACAATAAAAGGTATATTAGTTCCCCATGCAAGTGTTTACTATTCAGGACTATGTTCTGCATCTGCATATACCCAATTATTAGGCAGAACTAATAATATCAAACGTATTATATTATTATGTACAAATCATCAAATTGCAACAAATAGTTTTATTAGCACATCTTATACCGAAATTGCTAGTTTTATTACAAACCGACCAAATTTAAAAATAGATACAAAAACAATCGACTATTTAAAACCATATTTGCAAATAGACGATTCGCGTTTTAAAGAAGAACATTCGTTTTATAATCAACTGCCATTTATTGAATCTATAATAAATGCACCGAGTTCACAATTTGTTTTATTACCATTTCTTATAAGTAATAGTTTAAATTTACTAGATGAAAAAATAAGATATAATATTCGCAAAATTTTAAATACAATATTAGAATTATTAAAAAATAAAGATACATTATTAATTTGTACTAGCGATTTATCACATATAAATGGCGATTTTGAATATAAAATAAAATCAAATATATTTCAAAATATTAGAAAAAAAGACAACGAAATATTACAATTTTTATATAATGGTATAAATGGTTTGCGAGACCGTAATCAGAAATTAGATGATATATTATTTATACAAAATGCGCCCTCCTGTGGTACAATGGCAATATATTTTTTTGCAAAATTATTAAATAGTTATTCAGGGGGAATAGATTTTTCGTCTTCTGGTTCATCATCTTCAAATAGCAGTGGAAATAATTCGCCATTATTGAATAAAATACATCCATTTGAAAAACCATTGCAAAATAATAAATTGCAATTATTTCCAAGAGTATGTTGTTATTATACATCATTAATTCGTGATAAGCTAGATATATTTAAATTTAATCCACTTGAATTAAATGCGAGTATAGATATTACTAGTATATTGAAAAGTTCAGTAAGCTATTCTGGATTAATATTTACAACACAACCATATATAGAATATAGAAAATTACGCAAATTAGAAAATATGTTTTCCCAATATGAAAAAATTGTTCTTATTGGATTTATGAAAGAGCAAATATATAATAATTTTTATAATAAATTATCTAATACAATGTCATCAATGCTAATTATGCCAATTAATTGCCAAGTATTTTTGCAAAATTTAGGTATATATGTATGTGTTTATAAAGATAATAAATTACGTTCATGTATAGGAACAATAGATATAAATAATGATGATTCATCAATATTATATAATGCAAAACAATATGCACATGAACTATCATTTAATAAAAATAGTTATAAAGATATGAATTTTCCTAAACTAGAAGCAAATGAACTGAATAAATTAACATTTGAAATTAGTATATTAGGTAATATAAAACCAATAAGTATTAATGAGTATTTTGGAAATAAATTTCAATTTGGCAATGATGGTATATTTATATATAAGGGAAAATCTATTGACGGAAAATCTATAGTATCAAATACTACATTTGTCTTAACAAGTATAAAAGAACCAATATTGGATGGGCAAAATAAAAAAACATTACTGGAAAATTTATGTCAACATAATACGGGAATAAAAACATGCTATACTATTATGAATGATGCTAAATTATTTTATAATGAAGGTATAACTTTGTCTTATGATAGTATATTTTGATAGTATATTTATATATGTATTTGGATATGTTTATAATACTTGTAAAATATAAAATATTTATTAAAATATTTATTAAATATAATAGTAATTATACAAAATATACTAAATATAATGACAAAAACTTGTAATAGAATAAGTAAAAAAAAAAGAATAAGTAAACTAAATAAAAGTAATCTAAACAAAAGTAATCTAAACAAAAGTAATTCCGTATCTGGCGGTGGAATATTTGAAACTATTGGCAAAAGTCTAGTACAAGTTCCAAAACAAAGAAACTATAGTTCACCTATATCTGGATTATTTTCAAAATTAAATCCAAGTAAATTAGAATCATCGTCAAAAATAGACAAGCCACAACCAGTTGTAATAAAATATAATTATCGTTTACCAAATGAAATTGATATTACTACAAATACTCCAAATATACCAATAAATAGTAATTATATTACTACAGAACCTTATGTTACAATCAATAGTATGGGTAAATATTTATTAGTAATGTATAGAATTATAAATAAGAAACCAACACCAAAATTATTATTACATTGGCTCATTGGTTTTATGAATTATGCACCTACAAAAATATTTCATTATATTGCACCAAACACAAAAATTGGAAAATTAAATAATTTTGTAATGAAAATATATAAACTTCCAGAAGATAATAATAATAAAACTTTTATAAAAATTAATAATTTTAAAAAACAAAAGGCATATGAAGAATTCAATACTTATATTAAATCAAATAATTTATTACCTATAAATACTTATAATTTTATTGTAAAAGGATCATCTGATGAAGGAATAAATTTATTCAATATGTTAAGTAAAAAACATTCTAAATTCTAGTATCATCTAGTATCATCTAGAATAGTATACATTTATCATATTTTCAAAATATTTTTTATATATTCTATAACCTTCATATTTTTCATATTTATTATCAGTATTATCAGTATTATTTTTAGAATCACTTAATATTTCACTTAAATACCATTCTGCAAATTTTGCCGTCATTTCATTTGGATGATAATTATTTGGATTATCTCCAAAAAATTTTTCAAAATCTGTTAATTTATTTAGTTGTATTGGCTCTTTATTTAGATAATAATAAATATTATTGTCACCAGTAGTTTGCTTAATTTCTTTTTCTAGTTGTAAAGCTACCATATTTACATCAACTAAACTATCTGGTATAGCATTTTTAAATATTGCACCAATCCACCAATATGTATTATTTTTATTATGCCATAACCAATATTTATCCATTCCATCGGGATTATTTCGATTTAATGGATAAATATGTTCTAGACCTTTAATATCAATAGGATTATATTCATAACCTAATAATGGGTATAAATCATTAAAATCTAGGGGCGATTGACGTTGATGTATATGAGTAATTTCATGTACTAATGTGAGTTTCCTTGGATTTTTAAACCATTTTGCATCCATTATGATAGTTGTATCTAGAGTATGAGGCATTCCCGATTCTAGCCAATATTTTGCTTTTGCTATGCTAATCGTTTTTAACCATTTTGTGATATAATTGTAGTAGAAAACGTTTTTCCCTTTTAGCTCTTTTAATAAATTTAATATAAAAGTATCTATAGTATTCTTTTCATCCTCACTAATATTATCAAATGCCGTTTTGTATTTTTTATAAAGTTCATCTATATTAACACAACCTCTGGCACTTAAATTAGATTGATTCATTCCTTGTAAATATTCACCATCTTTAACAATAAGTTTTTCTGCTTCTGTTGTATCTAGATATGTTATTTGAATATTATGATATTTTAATAATTTATCTGATGATGTAAGTATAGATTCATTTGTAAAATGTTCTTGTTTTTCTAATGCTATTTTTTTTTTTAAAAGATAATATTTTGTAATTAAAAATAATGTAATTGATATAATAAATATTATAAGAATAAACCAATTCATTTTGTATATATTTTGTATATATTATAAATATATTAGATATTTTGCAAATATATAAGAACTTAATTCATAGAAAAAAATTTATTTATATCTGTATTTGCTTCTGTTATTTCTTTCTTTAAATAATCGGCTTTATAATAATCTTTTACTAAATTATAATATACTACACCAAATAATAAACCTATTAACGTGCAATAAATAGCATCTAGAAGTGTTTTACATCCTACATTCATTCTGGAATATATTGTAATTAGCATAAGAAATGTAAGAATAAAAAATTCCATTGCACTAAAGGTATCATTATAATACATATCCATATAGAAAAACCCTGCAAAAAATCCTACAGTTTGCGATATTGGGCTAGGTAGAACAAATGGCGTTCCGCTTTCTGAATACATTAGTGCACATTGAGGATTACTTACACCGTGCAAAACCATTTTATATCCTAAACCTAATAATTCGTTTCCTAAAAATCCGCCGAATAATAATAAACCTCGAAAATCCTGAAATACTACTCCAGACATAGCAGAACCTGTGTATAATCCTACTGGTACTATACGAACAAGAGTATTAATAAATATTTTAGCAGTATCAATGAGTGAAATAGACATTTTGATATATATATGTAATAATTGTAATTTATATTTATTCTAATTTATATTTATATTTATTTCTTTTACTTTATATATAAACATAGGTTTTTTTTTAATTTAAACAATTATATTCTATTATTAAATATAATTGCAAATACTAAGATGGATACTAAGATGGATACTAAGATGGATACTAAGATGGATACTAAGGTCATAAAAATAAAAGAAAATTCTGATATTGAATTAAATGGAAGAATTTATTTTATTCCAGATAAATATTTAAGCAATGCATTAAATTATATAGCTTTTGAACATAAAAAGTTATATAAAATAATTTTTGCTATGTATCTAGATTCATTAATTACTAATCATAAGATTGAAAATATATCTAGAATAACAAAAACTCATTTAATTGATGCAAATGTATGTAGTGATAAATTAATTTCTTATATTACAACTGGTAAAGTATATGTACATAATTTATCAAATATAGAAACAGTAATTCTCAATAAAATACCAGAATATTTAGTAAAAAAAATAAATCCTAATATTATAGAAAAAATAGATTTCTAAAATAAATAGTTTTTCAAAAAAAATAAATATATAGATTAGATAACTTAATAGATTAGATAACTTAATAGATTATATAACTTAATAGATTAGATAACTTAATAGATTAGATAACTTATATATTTACAATGGCTGCAACTATACTAGAAAATTTTGATGATTTTAATTTTATGGTAATATTACTATTTTTATATGTAATTCTAATAGGTTTTATTATTATGATTATGTTTAATATTAAAACTAAAGCAAAATATAATACTCAAGGTAGTCAATCAATACAACAAACATATCCAAATAATTTTCCACAAACTACACAACTACAATGTATTCCTAAAACTACCGATGGGCAATGCTAATAACCCGCAGAACCCCTATAACCCAACATTTTTTCGTGAATTTTGCCATAAGTACTAGAAACTATATTGTCTCTTTGTCTAATTATGTCTTGTCTTTTTTCCTCTTCCTCTATTTCACGCCGTTTTTTCAATTCATAATCCCGCATTTGCTCTGGAGTCATAACATATTTAATATTACTTCTATCTCTTTTTAATTCATCTACATTTTTATATTCTTTATACTCTACTGAATTTGGGTCAATAAATGCCCCTTTTGATGTATATGCTGTTTTTAAATCTGTATATGCTAAATCATTTTTACCACCTTTTCCAATAGGTGCAGGTTTACTAAAATCATTTATCTTTCTAGCATATATATCTATATCTGTAAAACCTGTAGAACAAGATACTAATTCTTGAGGTTCTTTAAATTCTTGAATTGCCCCAGTTTTACTAGTTAATTTTTCTTTATAATCTTCAAATGTCGAATTAAAAACACTTATGTTAAATTTATTACCAAATATTTCATTAGGCTTATCATCAGATTGATTGCTGGTAAACCAATCTCCATAACCATCATCACCAGATTCCCATAGTTTATTTTGTTCATATATTTTATTAAATAATTTATTATCAAATTTATCTTTATCTACTTTTGGCGAATTATCTATCATATCCTTATTTTTCATGCGAGACCGCATTTGGTCTTCAATATATGATTTACTGCCATCTCTTAAATCATTAAAAGGTTTATCACTTTCGCGATTTTTATATTTTTCCAAAAGAGACATATAGCATTTTGTTACGAGTTGAAATTGTTCTGCATTTCCGCCAGTTTTATCTGGATGCGTTTTCATTGCCAATTTTTTATAAGCTACTTTCAATTCATCTAATGAATAATTTGGCTGTAATTGAAATAGTCGTAATGAATCAATATTTGATTTTTCCAATTCAGTTAAGCTTGATAAATAATGTAATCGTCTTTGTTTCTGTTGTTCGGCAAATTCTTTGCGTCGTCTTTCTTCTTCTAATTTAAATCTAGCCTCTTCTTCTTCCGCTTCCGTCTTATAATGTTTTGTAAGAGCGTCTATAGTATTTAATTGCTGGGTAGTTTGTAATTGGCGATTTTTATTGTCTTGTGGTGTAGTTCCATTATTAAATCCAGTGCCATATGTGCTACTTGTGCCATCTGTTCCATATGTGCCACTGTTTCTATATGTATTTATAGGCTTAGGTATATTTGCAGGTGTATTAGGTGATGTATTAGGTGATGTATTAGGTAATGTATTATTATATATATTTTGCATTACATATTTTGAATAATCATTATTATCTGCAGGTGGCAAATTATTTAACATTTGTGTAATTCTTTGCACCTGATTAGAAGTCATCATATATTGGTGTTCATTAAGCAATTTTTCTAATAATTTGCGTTTTTGCGATGGATTTTTATCAATTTGTTGCATCATCTCTTTATTGCCTAATATTGCAAGAAGTTTATTTGCTGATGTAGGTTCTTTTACATTATTATAATTAGTATTATAATTAGTATTATATTTAGTATTAGGATTTACACCTCTTTGTAATTCTGCTGGTGATATTATTGGCTGCTGATTGTGCTGATTGTGCTGATTTTGCTGCGGATTGTGCTGCGAATTGTATTGATTTTGCTGCGGATTATATTGATTTTGCTGCGGATTATATTGATTTTGCTGCGGATTATATTGATTTTGCTGATTTTGCTGATTATATAATTGTGATTGCAATTGCATAATAAGTTGTTGATTTTCTATTGCAGTTTTACTATTATCATTACCCATTTTAATGTATTATGTATTATATTGCCTATTGATTGTATATAATATTTTTTATGATTACTATAAAAATCGAAAAAAATAAAAATCAAAATACGAATTACGAATACATATATATTTACAAATACATATATTTACGAATACATATATATTTACATTACTTTTTTATATTCATAAATAAAAGCTTTATATCTTGGTAAATCTGATGTATCTTTACCATATTGCCCCCAATTATCGCTATGCATAAATAAATATTCATATTTGCCATTATTATTACGAATATACCATGTGCAACCCATACCCGCATATCTACTAGTATATTCATTATTATTTAAATTACTTACAGATTTGGCATAAGTACTAATTTCTTTGTTAAAGTCATCTATATTATCGGATATGATACCAGTTATTTCAGGACAATTTATAGTATGTCCACAACTATTAATAAGACTATCACAATATAAACAAGTATGTCCATTACTAGTATGTGTATGAGGATCTATACATTTACTAATACTACAAGGAGTATTTATAACATCATTTTTATATTTTTCCAATTCTGCAATTAAATTAGGGTGTCCACATTCAATTTGTCCGTGTCCTAATTGACCACATTTGCCACAACAATGTTTTACAGTTGTATGTGAACATGCATATCTGCATTTATCAATCTGACAAACACTCATTTTATATCTAGAATAGTATATATCTGGAATAGTATATTTATTTAATTATTTATTTTTATATTCAATTTTTATTTTATATTTACTATTTTTACATAACTAATTTAATTTACATAACCAAGTTAATTTACATAACTAACAATAAATGCAATAATCGAACACAATACGCTACCCCATATACTATCCATTATACTAACACTCAAATCCCATCCATCAAACATAAAATGCATAGTAAAATCAAAAGTAGCATATGATGCTAAACCAAATGTTCCTCCATAAATAATAGAATCTTTAAGCCTATTTTGCCATGTTGTTTTATTTATGATTCTAGGCAATACTAAAACCAAAATACCCAATGCTAGTGCCAAATATACAATTAATGCGGAATAATAACGTTTTGTATAATCTTTGCCACTAATTGCATATGCTTTTGATTTAATATATGCAAAATTCAAATAAAGATATGGTGCATCTAATATTATGAATAAAATAATTATAAGAAAATAAAGTAATATTGAATTCATTGTAAAAAAATTATAGTATATAAATATAGTATCTTAATGTAGTATTAGATAAATATTTAGGTAAATATTCAGGTAAATATTCAGGTAAATATATGTCGACATCAATATTTTTTAGATTTACAGATAATATAAAACGTGAAATTAATAATGTATTTGGTAATAATTACAATGATAAAATAAAAAATTATATGGAAATTAAAGCACAACAATTTTTACAATATCATAATAAAACTCTGGAATATAAAGAATCGCAAATATATACTTTATCTTTTTTACCAAATTATATATTTTTAGTATATATAACAAAAACTAATACCAATCATCCTTATCTACTATACATAAATCTTAATGAAAATACATTAAATTTTCTAATACCAAATGGAAAAGAGCGAAAACAAGCAGATATATTAGAATATTCAGAGGCAATTACAAATTGTAATAGGTATGATTTATCGGCAATCTATATTTTATTAGAAAAAACAATATATATAAGGAAATTTGCAACACTTAATCTTAGATTTAATTTACTAGATTGTGAAAATATTACAAATTGTATAGTAAAAATGCGCTTAATTGATAAACAAAAGATATCTACGAATCAGAAAAATGAATTGAAAGTGAAATATAATGACTATTACATAAATAAAGCTATTACACTACTTAAAAAATATTTTGATATTCTAGAAGCAAAAGATTACGATGAAGCTCAATTATTTCTAAAAGGTAGCGGAACAGGTAAATATAAAACTAAATATTTTGGCAAAGAAAGACTAAATACATTTTTCAGAAATACTAAAAAAATAATAGGTCATTTGGAAATCTTTATTGTTATGTATCAATTATTACATCAAGCTAGAATGCGACTATTGAAATATTGACATATTGAAAATTTATCATTAATATAATGATGCATAAATTATTCAAAATTCTAAAAAATTTCTCTATAAATTTTTCTGACATACAGTACATATTTATATTATTTGCATTATGATGATTAATTATCATTTTTAATTGAAAAGCACATAAATGCAATCCATTTAATAATTCATCAAAATAGTCTCTCTGATGGTGATGGTGATGGTGATAGTGATGGTGATGATGATAGCTAAGTTCATTTTTAATTAAACTTTGTTTTATAATAATAATTACATTATCAACCCATTTTAATATATCTATTGGTAAATGCGAAACTCTTTGTTGTAATGGTAAATTACTTAATGATGTATTGTAAAAATTTACAAACTGATAAATATAAATTGTTTTAGCATAAAGTTTATCAATAGAAAATATTTTTTCATTATAATCTATAATTATATTATTCGATATTATGTATTCAATGCTATATTCTTGAATACTTTTATTACCAAATATATTTTTTTGCATATCTAGTGGCAATGTTAAATAATTATATATGTAATCTTCATCATCTAGAATACATATTTTATCTTTGTTCTGGCAAAAAGTATTTGGTATATCTAGATACAGTTTTCTTTTTTTTTTATTACTTTCATTATATATATCTAGATTATGTTGAAAAATATTATCATTTATAATACATTCATTTTCTTCATTAATACTACAGTGTTCCATCATAGTTAATAGTTTGCGATTACTAGTTTCATTAATTGTTAGCAATTCTATACCATTTGATACTAAATCTATATCCATTTGTCTATGAAACTATGTATTGCAAAACTTGCAAAAGTTTTATACTTATAAATTAAAAAAATAAAAAATCAATTTTTATATTTAATGTTTTGTCATATTAGAACTAATTGGCAAGTCTTTATAAACAACATTTTTTAGATTAGGATTTATATCGGTAGGATTCCATTTGTTTTGTGGTTGTTGTGATTGTTGCATTTGTTGTGAGTGTTGTGAGTGTTGTGATTGTTGTGGTTGTTGCATTTGCTGTTGTATTTGTTGTTGTGTTTGATATTGTATAGTTTTTGCTAATGGTGAATAATTACCAATACGTGTATTCATAGTATCTTTATTATTAAGTTCTTTATCTGGTATTGGTTGTCCAGAATGTAAGTTTGAATAAAAATCATTTACTGACATACTAGCCATACTAATAGGCATATTTGATGCTCTAGATAAAGGACTATATTGTGACATTCTATCATTTGCAGATTGGCGATAATAATCCTTATTACTATCTTGAATTACCATTCGCGTATCTTTATTTTGACCATATTGATTATTTTTTGCTTGTTGTAAAATAGGATTTGGTTCTATTGCATTAGGATTATCAAAAATAAAATTATCTAGTTTACTATTCATATTTTGCCTATAATCCATTTTTTTTTCCTCAACTTTTTTATATCCTCCAGTATTATTATATTTATTAGGCAATTCCTCATAATTACCCATTGAATACATATTACGAGGATTTATTAAAGGAAGACCTCCCGAATGAGTAGAAAATGTATTATTATTTTTATTATTATTATTATTGGTATTATCTAATAATATATTCTCATCTAAAAATGGCATTTGATTCATTTGATTTATTTGATTCATTTTATTATTTTGTAATGTATCAAAATTATGAGTATAATAACTTGCAAATTGGTTTGGTTGTTGTTGTTGCATAGGTTGTTGTGCAGTTGAATAATTACGTGTAAATTCAGGCATTGTATTAGGAGGATTTTGCGTAATATCATTAGATAAATATTGAAATGTATTCATCGAATTCATCTTATCATTTATATCATTACGATGTTCGCCAGATTTGGTTGGTCTTTTAATTTGGGTTGTTTCAATAGGTGATTTCATTTCTTGAAAATTAACGGAGTTTGCATTATTTGCATTATTTGTATTATTTGTATTATTCGATTGATATTGAAACTCATTTTGAAGAGAAAATAATTGTTTATTTAATTCATCTAAATTCATTTATGTTTTTATATATTTATATTTTCTATATTTATATTTTCTATATTTACATTTATAAAGAAAAATAAACAAAAATATAAACTTATTTGCAAAAATATACTAATTCATAAAATAAAAAATATTAATATTTATTAGAGTTTATAAATATAGAGCACCTATCCAATATGAATGAAATATCTAAATTTATAGTTTTTATAGTAGTAATTGTTTTCTTTTCATTAATACTATTAATAATTCTAGAAAAAACGGAATTATTTATACAATACAAACAGTCAAAATTAAATAATAAAAAATATGGTATTCAAGAAGAATTTGAAAAAAGTGATGAAGCAGTAGAACTCCTTGCAAAATTACACAATCATATGCTTAATTTTGTAGAAGAATTAAATAAAAAAATGCCAAATGATGAACGTGTTAAAAGATTAGTAAAAGGTTTTAAAAGGGCTGAAATTGAAGAAGCACCAAACGATGATGGATCATCTTATACAATTAATAAAGGCGACCTTGTAGCATTATGTATAAGACATAAAGAACAAGGACATCCATTTCATGATTATAATACACTTTTGTTTGTAATTATTCATGAAATGGCACATATTGTTAGTGTTAGCGAAGGACATAATTCCGAATTTGTAGAAAATTTTAAATGGTTATTGCAAAATGCTAATAAATTAGGCTATTATGAACCTGTAAATTATCAAAAATCACCAATTACTTATTGCGGTGTTAAAGTTACTAATAATCCGTATTATGGATAGCATATGGATAGCATATGGATAGCATATGGATAGAATATGCTTAGTCATCTGTAATCAATGGTAAATTCATATCAAGTTTTGCTATAGATTTTTCATAGGCTTTCTTTTCTTCTATTGTTTGATATTTTTTACCACATACGCTCAAACCTCCAACATCACCCTCTAATCCTTTTTCACCCTTATTACCTGTGGGACCCATTGACCCCTCCGTAAATTTAACTTTACTAAATGACATAATTAAAAATACTAATATAATAATATTTACTAATATAGTAATGCCAAACATTCTAATAGCATTTATATTTTTACTACCTGCAAATAATCTATCTAGAAATTGTAAACCTACTAGACCAGTAATTAATATAAATAGACTTATTACTATAAAAATTGGAGTAAATAATTCTTGAAATGATGCCATATCTAATATATATATATATATATATACTATCTAATATCTTATCTAATATATATATCTATAATAAAATTTATAATTTTTCTAAACTTTTTTCATTATGTCTTCTAGATATAAATTCATTTGAGTAAATATTTTTATTAATTGTGAAATTCTAGTTGTAGTAAATTCTTCTAGATTCATATCATCTATTTTTGTTTTATAATTTTCAATATGTCCACATATTTGCCCAATTTGCGAATCCATAAGATTTTCATATTGTCTAATATTTTGCATTACTGAACTATATTTTTCAGACTCAGTTGCAATATCATCAGTCATTTTGTAATATTTACTCTTTATTTCTGTAAATTCTGAAATCTTTGTCTCTCTATCTCTATCTAGCGCAAATGTTCCTAAACATTCATCTTTAATTATATATGCAGATTGGGTTGGTGGCATTAGCATTTTGCAAATCATCAATAATGTTTCCTGCACTACATTAAGTAATGACCCACCCTCGGCAATTCCATCAGCATCTTTTGCAATTCGGGCTTCAATCCCATTTTCAAATATTATATTTATAACATCCAATAGATTATTTGTATTTTCAATTTCAACAGATATAGTTAATAATTTATTATTAATTGAATTATATGTATTCATTAATTGAATTGGCAAATGCCGTTCCAATTTTTCATCATATGTTGTATATTTGTTCGTAGTTGAACCATCTTTGTTTTTTTCACTTATAGATATACTTGATTTTCTTACTAAGTTATCATTATATTCTTCATAGTATTTTTTGGTTTTTTCAATTGTTAACATTATATCACCAAATTTCATTTTATTAATTTTTAGTGGTTTAAACTCTGGAACTTGAGATTGATAACGATAAACATAATATACTAATTCTTTATATAATTCTATTTCATAATGTTTACAAAGTATTGTAGCAACTAATATTTTTGGTATTTCAATAGATTGAAGCATATTTGATGCTTTAAGTTTTGATTCTGTGCTTATATTACCATATTCATTTAATGAATCATTAGCATTATTGTAAATATTATATATAAAAGAGTTATTTTCTATTTTATTTTGCGAATTACAATTTGTAATAAATGTATTCATAGGAGTTCTCCAAACACTAAACATTTCAATATTATTAACAACTTTGTTTTCAATTAAATATGAATTGGATTGTGTATAATCTAATTTGTTCCTTTCATCTGCAAAATTTAAATCTCCAACATAGAGAAATACAAGGTTCAACTCTTTAGAATTTATAGGTTCTAGACAATTTTCTCTTATTATTGCTAGTTGATTAACTTTTGGCTGGGCAGTTCCAAAGCGACATATATCACCCAATGCTAAATAATTAATTGTTTCTTTAGTATTTTTAAATCCTTTATTATCTGTAATACTTTGTCCATTAGGACGCCAAATAGTATATGTATCGGTATTATCCGTATCTGCATTATATGATGCAAATGAAACTAATTTTGAATAACTAGATGGATACATAACATCACCATTAACCATAAAAGAATTGAGTTCAAATTTTTCGAGTCCTCCATAAACGGAATCACCAACAGATAAATAACCAACTTTACCAAAAGGATTGCGAAATGTACCATAAGTATCATTGGATGCTTTTGTAACAATGTCATTAATAACTTGAACTAATTTAACGGCAATAGCTGATGGATTCATAAGGGTGCGAAAGTTATTTACTGATTCGGCATTTTCTTTTTTAACAGTTTTGCCTAAAATAATACCATTTACAAAACTATCATATGCAATATTATTACCATCATTTAATATATCCTGAAAATATGTTGATGTTGAATATATTGTTTTAAAATGGGGTGTAAATGTGCTTAATTTGCATATAACATCACTTTTGCGAACTCTTTGTAAATATATATTATTCTTGCAATACGAACAAGATACTGATTTACCTTTTTTCCCCATTTTGCCCTTTTTCCCTTTGGGACCCTGATTACCTAAATATGAAGACGATTTTTTATTATAGTATAAAAAAATTACTAACATTGTTGAAAGATTTAAAACTGCAACAATTACAAACCATGACATACCACTACGTAAATAAGACACATCAAATATATCACGTGTAAAATAGGCTCCTATTGATAATGTTAATATTACTATTATAATTATTGTTATTTGTATCCATAATGGTATATTTATTTCAAATTCTACTATACCATCTACAAAATTACCTAGTGTTTCGAACATTTATAGTTTGTGTAAAAAAGAAAATCTAATGTTGTTCTCTAAGTTATATTTAATTTAGATTTTATTGATAATAGTAAAAACTTATTAAAATTTAATAATTTATAAAGTAAAATAAATTAAATAATTAAAATTTAGTTTTAATTTGTTTAATTTTTATTGGTTTTGGAACTTTTTCCTTTGGTTTAGATGATTTCTCTGGTTTAGGTTTAGATGATTTCTCTTGTTTAGCTTTAGCTGTTGTTGTTGTTGCAGTTGCAGTTGCAGTTGATGTTTCATTTGCCTTTGCCTTAGGGGCACTTTTACCTTTAGGTGCACTTTTACCTTTAGGGGCATTTTTACCTCTTGTTGATTTTGGTTTTGCTTTATCCTTTTCTATAATTTCTAATGCTACCTCCACAGTTAAACTATCAATATTATCTTTATATTTTTTTGGTAATTTAACATTATTATTGTTAGATAATTTTAAATACAAACCATATGGACCAGTTTTTATAGTAATATCATCATTTAATTTCTTATCTTTTTTATCATTTTCCAATTTATCAGCCTTACTTTTTATATAATATTCAATAATTTTTTTACATTCGTCAAAAGTAATATTTTCTGGGTCTAGACACAGTTTTGGATTAGCTTTTAAATAATTTTCAATACTATAATTAGCATCGCCATATTGGATATAAATATTACTTGCTTTTTTAAGAATTATGTCGGTTTCTTGATATTTACCTAGAGATTTTGGAAAGACTAATAATGTAAGTGCATTTTCTAGTGTCATATTTTCAAATGAGGATGAGAAATTGGCAAATCGGCTCTTTTTTTTATCTGGATTCTCCTCAATGATTAGGAACCCTTTGCGCGATTTAATGGCAAATACTGGCAAATTGGTGTTCGGATTACTACCAAGATTGCGACGGGAGGCTGAATCTGCGGTTGGGTCGGCGGATTTAAGGGCTTTTCTGGATTTAATATCTTGGGATAAGGTATTAATAATAGGTGTTAAATTAGTATAGATTAAATGTATTACATCATATAATTTTGATTTATTCTCAGCAATATCATCTAACATAGATTCTATTTTTGCTGTATATTTATAATCCATTAATTCTATAAAGTTTTTACAGAGAAATTCATTAACCATAATACCTAAAGAAGTAGGTACTAATTTATTTTTATCTGATGGTAAAATAGTGTGTTTATTTTCTATTTTAATTTTATCTGGAAATTCATATTTCAATGATATAATATTTACTTGTTTTTGTGGTAAATTTTTCTTTTCTACATATTGTTTTTCTTGAATTTTTATAAGGGTAGCTGAAAATGTAGATGGTCTACCCAAATTTATAGATTCCATCATTTTAATTAAAGATGCTTCTGTATATCTTGATATAGGTTTAGTATATTTCTGTATAGTATCCATATTTTGAATAAATACCTCTTGATTTTCTTTTAAAGAATTAAATATTTTTTCTAAATAATCTGAATTATGTAATTTATTTTTATTATCTTCATTATCTTCATTATCTTCATTATCCTGTTCTTCTTCTGATTGAAATATTTCATCTTCTGGTATAACTTCTAAATCACCTAATGCATTTTTAATAACTTTTTTTTTATGCATATTCATACATTCTAAAAAACCTAAAAATGTATTTTTTTCGTGTTTTCCTACAAAAGTAAGAGTATTATTATTAACTTGTTCTTTTTTAGTATCTTTTTTAGTATCTTTCTTTAATATTTTTTTTGCTTTAGTAATATCATTAGTAATATCATTAGTATTGACATCATTATTATTTTTTTCATTTATAATTTTTACAGTTAATAAATCAAATTCTGATGGTGACATTTGACTAGCAATAGTCCTTCTAAATATTAATTGGTATAATCTATTATGTTGTGATGTTAATCCATCTACTCCTAAAACTGATTCTTTAGATACATCACATATTCTACATGCCTCATGTGCCCCCTGAATATTTGTAGATTTTGACTTATATTCCATATATCTATAATATTTATCTCCCCATTTATTTTTAATATATTTTTCAATATTTTTCATTGCATCAGGAGAAATAGCTATACTATCTGTTCTCATATATGTAATACAACCTGCTTCATAAAGTTTTTGTGCAAGTGACATTGTTATATGTGGACTGTAACCTAATTTAATAGAACTATCTTGTTGTAAAGTGCTTGTTGTATAAGCTGGAGAAGGATTTCGTTTACCATTACTTTTACTAATACTTTTAATAACAAATTTAGATATTCCATCAGCACAGTTTTTATAAAGATTTTCTATTATATTTTGGTCTTGAATATTATTTTCACAAGTTGTTAATATATAATTAGTATTACTTTTAGATAATTTCATAAGTTCTTTTTTATCTAGAACAAAATTAGAATCTAAATGAAAATATGGTGTTGAATTAAATTTTTCAATTTCATTTTCTCTTTCTATAACTAATTTAATAACTGGACTCATTACACGTCCTGCTGATAAAGTATATGAATTAAATTGTGCCCATAATGTTGGTGATACAGTATAACCTATAAGGCGGTCTGCAATTACACGACCTAAATAACTGTCTCTTTCATTTTCATCAATTAGTATAGGTTTTTTTATAGCTTCTTTAATTGCTTTATCGCTTATTTCATTAAATAAAATACGCTTACGATTTTCAGGTTTTACACCTAAAATATTGAAAATATGCATAGAAATTCCACACCCTTCCCTATCTGGATCACTAGCTAATAATATACTATTACAAGATTTATATAATTTTTTTATATTAGCAATAACATCTTTTTTGGAGGGTGATTCAATAAATTCTGCTGTGTATGTTTGTAAATCTATACCTAATGTTTTTTTAGGAATTTCAGTAACATGACCACACGAGCTTGTAACAATATAATCATTACCAACGTATTTTTGCACAGATTTCACCTTTGAAGGCGATTCACAAATTACTAATGTTTTTTTTGACATTTTAAGTTTTTGTGAGTTTATTATATATAATATATTTTAGTTTTAAGTTTTCAATTTTTACAATAGGTTAATAATTTATTGGATTTTTTATTTAGAATAATAAAAAAATTGATTATTTTTATATAAATAAACTATATTATTTATATATTTATTTAATATTTTTACAAAAAATGCAGAACCGTAAAGACAGAATTAAAATAAATTGGATTTTAGAACAAAATAAAAGATTAAAATCATTTATACAAAAAAAAGATATAGTATTTAAAGAATTTATATCAATTTTAGAAAAAAATCTTGGTAAAGGACAATATTATATTAATATTGCAAAATATTCTTTAGAAATAAAAAAATATGAAAATGCTTATAAAAGTTTTAAGTTATCTGCAGAACAAGGAAATGAATTAGCAATAGCATATATTGATGGTTTAGATATTACAAGTCTAGATATAACAAATGATTATGCTAAATTATTTGAAAATATTAATCCAGACAGTTTATTTCATATTGGTAATTGTTATTTCAAAGGTAAAGGTACATTAAAGGATGAAAAACTTGCTTTTTATTATTTTGAAAGTGCTGCTAAATTTGGTATTGTAGATGCAATGCATTCACTTGGATATTGTTATGAAAAAGGTATCGGTATTGAAACAAATATCGAATTTGCAATTAAATATTATAAATTAGCAGCAGATGCAGGTAATAAATTTGCACAGCATAATATTGCTAGACTTTATAAACTTGGTATTGGAATTGAACAAAATATAGAACTAGCAAAAACATACTACCAATTTTCTTCAAATTCAGGTTTGGATAAAGCTAAAAAGAGGCTAAATGAAATAGATAATACCTCTGAAGAGGTTATACCAAATAAAAGAACAAAGATAAATGAAAATACACCCGAAAATAATACATCAGATGATGGTATTTTTAATATTATTATTGAAAGTGATGATGAAGAAGGAGAACCAATTTTACTTAGTGAAAAAAAATGAGAAAAAAAAATAAATATATGTAATTTATTCATATTTAATCATATTCTACACCAATACATTTTTTAATCAATGAATCAATATTTACTAATCCAATAAAACAATTATTTTTTTTGATTATAATTATATAATCAAAAAAAAAATAAAAAAAAATAAAAAAAAATAAAAAAAAATAAAAAAAATAAATAATAATAGTAATGATAGTAATGTTATATAATGAATAATACAATTGATAATATAAATGATGATACATTAGATAATATAATTGAATTTGATTATATTAATAACATTGAGGATGAAATTAGTGGTTATATTGAAAAAATTAATTATGATATAGGATATTATTGGTGGAAACGTTATATATATAGTGCGTTTTGGAGTAATATATCAACTCCAATAAATTTATCTATCGTTGTGCTAACTGCTTTGACGACAGGACAAAGCGCTACAGATAATTTAATTTCTAAAGAATTATCAACCATTTTAGGCTCGGTAACTCTTTTTGTATCTATATTTAATTCATATTTTAAGCCACACGATCAATTAACGCAAAATCAGGAAATATTAAAAAAATGGGCGATTTTAGGTCAAGGATTTGACGAAATCTATTATAATAAAGCATATATATATGATGAAAAAAAAGACAGATTAAATAATTTAGAAAAATTATTCAAATCTGTATCAACATTAAAACGAGATTATGATAATAATTATTGTATTGATTTGCTATATATTGTAATACGTAATATATGTATTCGTAATAACATAAATTGGATAACCACTAAAGATATAAGCGAATCATCAAGACAAAGAAGAAAAACAATAGATATAACACATACACCATTAAATACATCATCTATTATTACAAAAGATAGCAAAGATAGCAAAGATAGCAAAGACCGCAATGATAGCAAAGACCGCAAAGATAGCAAAGACCGCAAAAATAGCAAAGATAGCAAAGACCGCAAAGATAGCATAGAAAATAAAATCATAATTATATAAATAAAAAATTGAAATTTAAAAATATAAAAACAAATATTATAAAATATAGACACATATATAAAAACAATTATAATTATAAAAATAAATATATTAAAAAATGAGTAAAAAAAATGATGATTTATTTGATGGTTGTTATGACGATGAATATCAAGATAGATTTGATAAAGGAGATGCTGGTGTAGGATATAAAACGAAGTCTAAAAATCAAAAAGCTAGTAAAAATGATAATGAAAATAATGAAGATAATGAAGTAAATGCTACTGCACCTATTAGACTTACTAAAGAAGAAAAAGAAGAAGCTAAGAGACAAAAATTAAAAGAAATTAGAGAAAAATCTAAAGAAGCAAGTAAATTAGAAGCTGAACGTCGTAAGAAACAAGAAGAAGAAGATGCTGATGCTGAAAAACTTAGATTGGAAGCTGAAAAACTTAGATTGGAAGCTGAAAAACTTAGATTAGAAGATGAAAGTAAAGAATATGATTGGGAAGGAAACGAATATTAAGTAATATAAATCCTGCTTTTTGGCACGGCTTTTTTGGCACTGCTTTTTTAGACATTTAAAACGCCAATTATAAAATATTATTTTTTATATAATTTTGATATTTTTTTTCTTGTTAATGTTTTCTTAACATATTTTTAATTAAAATATAAACAACTTTAAAAATAACTTTATATAATAAATATATAAATATATAAATATATAAATATATAAATATATAAATATATAAATATATAAATATATAAATATATAAATATATAAATATATAAATATATAAATATATAAATATATAAATATATATATAATACTATAAAAATGAAAACCAAAAAAAATAAAACAGTTAAAATAAAATTACAAAATACTAAATTGTTAAAACTTAAAAAAACAAATAAATTGAAAAAGTCAGAATGTAGATTAGCAGATATTGATAAATATGGATTAGGTAAACCTCATTTGAGTAGTGATTTGGAAAATCAGTTTGAGTGTTTAATTGCAGGTCATAGAAATTGTTTAATGCATATGTATAAATTTGTAGCAAAATTATCACAATCTATAAAAGATAAATTAATTAAACATAAAACAAAAATTTATAAGAATATGATTTATATTTATCCTCGTTATAAAAAATATGCAATATTGTGTTATTATTTACAAGAACGTAGACAATATCCAAATGTTATGAATAGTTTAGATTTAGAAGGAATAACTGAATTTAACAAATTTTCTTACGCACAAGGAGTATTATTAGGATATCGTCAATCTGAAATTAGGGGATTTTATTTAAGAAATATTGCTTTATTACAAATAGATGACGAATTTACAAAAACATTTGTAAATGATGATGAAAACATTAAATTAGAAGAAAAACTTGTAGAAGAATTAAAAAAAATTAATATACCAGAATTTAATAAAAAATATAATATAATGAAAACTATGTGCGATAAATGGCTAAAAATGGCTTTAGGAAAAGATAGTATTTTTAATGATTTATATGAAAAAGTTAATATAGATATTAAATTATTAGAATTTTCTGAATAAATTATAGAGGTTTTTGCAAAAACTTCTTTGCGTGCGGGATTTCCTAAATCCTGCAGCGAGGGCTTCAGCCCCTCGAGCTCCCTTGTAGTTTTCCTAAATCCTGCTTTGCGTGCGGGATTTCCTAAATTAGCTTTTGGTGAAGTTTTCGCAAAAACTTCTTTGCGTGCGGGATTTCCTAAATCCTGCTTTTTGGCACGGCTTTTTTAAAAAAGCTGTTTTTTCCCACCATAATAGTGTATAGCATATCCATTATCTACCATCCATTTATTTATATGAATATCATTATAATATAAATCTGCTAAAAGTCTACCATATTTTTCTTTTCCATTATTTCTCAATTCTATTATTTGTCCATAAATTAAATTATGTAAAGCATCTCTAGCTTTAATTGCTAATTCACATTCTTTTTTAGTTTCACCTTTTATCTCTGGAGAATCAATACTGCGTAATCTTACACTAAACCTATATATTGGCGATGATTCAAATGGTAGTCTAGATGCAACTGTAATAGTATCTCCATCATAAACTTTTACAACTTTTGCAAATTTTATTTCTGGTATAAATATTTCTGTATCTTTATAATTAATATTTTTTAAATATGATACATCCGATTTATTTTTTTTATTTAATAGAATAGTGTTTATATCTTTTTTACCTTTTCTATTAGAAGAAATACAACAACAAATATTTTTGCAAAACCAGCGAAACATTTTATATTTTAAATGTGTTTTATAAATAATTATAAATTATTGTTTATATCATAAAAATATACAAAACTAAAAATATAAAAATCTACAAATATAAAAATCTACAAATATACAAAATAAATTATTATCTTTATAAATATTAAGTTATATATATATATATATACATATCCTATTCATATTTCTACTATATTTATCAAACACATTAAATAATACTATATTTAACAATGCCGTCCTCACGCAGAACTAAGAAAAATACTAGTAGTATAATTTTACATCCTAGTGATAGTAATCGCGGTATGACACCAGATGGTATTAGATGGCAAAAAACTGGAGCAACAGGAGATGAAGCTCTTGATATTTACCTTGCAAAAGGTCAAACAATTATAGCAGATAAACATGCATTAAATTTTATGGATGGAGAAGCCAAATTTGATACACAAATGGGTAAATTTACAAAAGCCATTGGTAGAATGTTTTCTGGAGAAACAGCATTTCTTAATCACATAACAGGTACCGATGATACTAAATTACAAAGAATTAATTTAGGTATGTCAATATCTGGTGATCTTATTTATTTACCTATACCCGTTGGTAAAAAATGGCGCGTTTCCAAAGGTGCCTTTTTAGCAGGTACACAAAATACTATTGTTTCAAGTAGCACAAGAATAGGAATAGGTGGTATATTTTCAGGAGAAGGTTTTATATTAACTGAACTTAGTGCAAAAGATGGAGATGCTGGGGCATGGATTAGTTCATATGGACATATAGTAAAACATACAGTAAAAAATAACGAAGTTCTATATGTTAATAATAATTTATTTTTAGCATCAGATAATGATGTCGAATTTAGTGTAAAAAATATTGGAAATTTTAAGTCTATAATTACTGGTGGTGAAGCTTTAGTTATGAAATTTAAGGGTCCTTGTGAAATATATACACAAAGTAAAGATATAACAGGATTATTTTATACATTAGCAGGTTTAGTGAGTAATAACAAATCTGGTAATAAGCAAAATATGAACTTATTTGGAGACCTCCTATTAAAGTAATAGTAATAGTAATAGTTATAGTTATGTATTCATATTTATTTTCATATTTTCATTTTGTTAATTCAAAACAATAATGCATTTTTATAAAATTATATATATTATTATTTTCAATACTATTTTCTGCATTAAGTTTTCCATAAAGTTTAATTTGTTCATCTAATGGTAGTTGAATACCAAAACAGAAAGGACAAATATCAATATTATTATAAATATTTATTCCAACTTGATTTTTGTCATAATTTTCTAGTATTGTAATAGGTAAATAATAAAATTCAAAATTAGGACAATTCACTTTTCCAATTAAATTATTATGATGATTGTTTATATCACAAATAATATTTTTATATTTTACTGTTTTCTTACCATTTTTTTCAATAATTGGTATATTGCCAAATATAGTAGCAATTTTTTGTAGTAAGAAATATTCTAAATATGAAGGTAGCATTTTTATAGTAAACATATATAAATATAGTAAATATAAATATAATTATAATTATAAATATAGTTCTAGATACACATATACATATAAATATAAATGTAGATGATTTTATAAACTAGTATTTATTGGAAAAAATACAAAAAATTGATTTTTATTTGCTTAATTAATTTAATTATTCAAGAAATTTTCAATTTAAGGAGATAAAAATGCCTAAAAAACAAAGTCGTGCTCCGTCTTGTAACGGAACGCTCTGTGGTTATCGAGATGGTACTCTACCTTACAAGTTAGATGAAAATGGTATATTGGATATTGACGAAAGTACCGATGATGATAATGTGAATTATAAGGATGTTCACAATGATGCATTAAAAAAGTTTCGCAATCAGAGTTGCTTCTTTTGTGAAAAATGTATAAGTAATTATGTCTTTTTAATAACAGAACATGATAAAAAAACAGCAGAAAACAAGACGCAAAAATCAATAAGAAAAGCAGAACATATTGCTGCTTTGGCTACGTTGAAAGTTGTAGGTGATGTAGATGCTTTCCTTAATTGGAGTTTTAGTAAGTGTATCGAATCATATCATAAACAAAATAAAAACTACTCTGATACTGGTGAAATTATTTATGGAAAAAAAAAACTTTTTAAAAAGAAATTTAAAATACAATTTACAGAAATACTTTTGCAAACAAAACAAGTTGTATATCTAATGATGTTGGAACTACTTGTATTGTTTACCGATGGAGACTATTATTCTGGAAAACAAAAGAGTGGAACACCAAAGAATGGGCGTGAACTGAAATTATTTATAAAAAACAGTAATTTACCAGAAAATATAATTGTTAATTTTAACCACGTCATTGGAGCATTTAATTCCTTGTTAAATCAGTTTAACAAAACTGCGATGAGAGAGTATAAACGTATTTGGATAACAAATGCTACTGTTTGTAAAAAAATAAATGATGTTGATATTGTTATTCCACTACCACTAACTATGGATATATGCATGAAAATATATCTATTTTTACAAAGACATAGATAAGTTAAAAAATAAATTAAATAATATTTATATATATAAACATATAAACAGATACAACTATAAACAGATACAACTATAAACAGATACAACTATAAACAGATACAAATATAAACACATATATATATAATAAATGCCAGAAGCAGTTGAGATACGCAAGTTTGCAGACATTTTGCGTTCTAATATTTTGCATTCTAGAATAACTAATATAAATATTCTTAAAGGTCGTTATACTAAAAAGCCATTTGAAGGATATGATGAACTTTGCAAAAATTTACCTCTTACTATAGAATCTATCAATACTAAAGGAAAATTTACATATATGACATTAGTAAATGAAAATAAAAGTAAAATTTTTTATCTATTTAATACATTAGGTTTAAGTGGTGGATGGACATTAAAAAGTAGCAAAAAAAGCGATTTTACAAGTTGTGCCAGTAATATTTGCCAATATATGACAGAACCAAAAGAAAATGTAATTTTTACATATCCAGTTTTGATAGAATATATTACAGAAGAAAATCAAAATGAATGGTTTCAAAGAGCATTAAATCATCTTAATGTAGAATTTATTACAGATAAGAAAACTAAAAATAATACATTTATTATTTTTTATTTCTATGACCAATTGAGTTTTGGAACGCTTAAAGCTATTAATGGAACTGACAATAATTCACAATTGGAAAAAAAATTAAAAGAACTGGGACCAGATTTAATGGAAACAAAGTTTGATATATTTAAAACTCAAATGCGGAAAAAAATAAATGAATCTAAAATGATTGGTAATGTTATTGTAAATCAGAAAATTGTTTCTGGAGTAGGTAATTATTTACGTGCAGATGGATTATGGATGGCAAAAATATCACCTTTTCGTAAAGTTTCAGAAGTTAGTGACAAAGAATTGGAATTATTATATTGGTCTCTATTAGCCTTAATGTGGGGCGATTATAATAATTCGGAAGGTATGAAAAAAGGATTAATAAAATACAAAATTCCTAATGATTACAAAAGAGATTTTTTTGTTTATATGCAAAAAACAGATATAAATGGCAAAAAAATTAGCAAAGAAGAATTATTTGAAGGTGCGCAAAAAAGATTTATATATTGGTGTAAAGATATTCAGGTATAAAAACGGAAAAAATAATTATTATGAAAAAAAAATTGAATTTATTAAATTAAATTAAACTATAATATTATTCTGATATTTCTGTATTTGTTCAGATTTAGAGAGAGAAAATGGCGCAACCCAACACCGATATTGTTTTAAAAAACACACTAATAAATAAGATTAAACAAGAATATGGAAATGGAAATGTAAAAATCTATGAAAATACATCTAAAGAAATTACATATTTAAATTTTAGTATAGACCTACAAAATGGTGCTATACGTAAATTTGTTATAAGTATTAGCAATGGTTCATTGAATCCACATGCTAAATTTCAAAACTCTTTTACTATTCAGTTATTTACAGATGATAAATTAAATGAATATGTCAAAGAATTGCTAGATACTAATAATAAGATAAATGGTATTGAAATTAAATATTCTACTTTTCCTGATGTAAATAAAAGAGGGGAACATGGAAAACTTACAATGCGTATTGTTGAGCCAAATATTAAAACACTCAAGACGCGAATTGAAGCTATTATTAACCATATTAATTCAGCTATCGAAGAGGAAGATGCCGAAAATGTAGATGCTGAGGAGGAAAATGTAGAATATGACTTAGATGACACGCAAGTTCCTGTTCCTGTCCCTGTTGCCCCAGCAACGACGATTCCGACGACTCAGAGTTTTGCAAATGCGGTTAAGACTAAGCCTAATCCTATTATAGTTAATGCTAATATAAGTTTAAATTCAACAGACTTTCCAGCATTGCCTACTATTGTTGAGGAACTTGAGGAACTTGATGAACCTGATGTTCCTAATACAGTGTCATTGGTTAATAAAGTGTCCCAACCAGTTTTTGATATTATTGAATCAGATAATGAATTAGATAATGAGGAAGACGACAAGAAGCCAAAAGTTATTCCAAATACAGTTATATCAGATTTAGAAAAAAAGAATTTGATGACAGAAAAATCTGTTCTAGAAAATAATAACAAAACGAACAATGAAACATATGTTTTATTAAAACGATTATTTGATACAATGGATAATTCAGATATTGCATTTCAACTAACTATATTAACAAAAATGTCGGAATGTTTAAAAACTAAAAAAGATATTGAATCAAAAATGACTATTATTAATTCACAACTTGAAGACAAGGTTAAAACAAGTGTTGCTGAAGCACAAGTTGCCGAAGCACAAGTTGCCGAAGCACAAGTTGGAACTATTGTTAATGCTAACTCGGAATCTGAATCTATTCAAGTTGTCGAGAAATCTGCAATTAATGAATTTAGACCAATTGTTGCCGGTGAAGCATGGTGAATAAATAATTATAATAATCATAATAGTTAAATAATCATAATAATTTTTTTTATTGTAAAAAAATTGAATTGTAATTCGTATAAGTAATTAGTTTATAATATTTTGTAAAATTATAAAATACTATTTATAAAATACAAAAATGGAAGTAAATTCATTTGATAATATTGCTCAACCTTCGCAATTAGATATGAAAAATATTCTAATTTCAAAATTAAAACAATATAAAAATGTTGATATTAAAACTAAGGAGGAAACTAATAATGTTGGTATATATTATTCTATAACAGCACATATTAAACTTTCAGATTTTGGAAATGGCTTATTTCATAGTGCCACACTAAAAACTGTTACGTATAATAAAAGAACTGTTAATATTAAATGTGTATTTACAGATAATAAGAACCTCCATCATGATATGAAAATAGATAGAGATTCAGTATTTCAATGTTTTCGTGATATTGCACCAGATACTATTACAAGTATTAGTCTAGAAGATTTTAATGACCAAAGCGATGAACCGCATTTGCGAATTATTGCATCTACTATTAAAGGTTCATCATTAATTTATGTTTATAAAAGATTAATGGATTTTGTAAAAATAATTAATGATAAATATGGTAATTTAATAATAAATAGTCCTGAAAGTGAAACTAAACCTATTTCTATTCCTAAACCAGCATTAGAATTTACATTAGCATCTACACCACCACCTGCACCTGCACCTGCACCAGTACCTATAAAATTATCTACACTAACATTACCAGTTAAACCAACATCTATTCAAGAAGTACCTACACTAGAAATAGTTACACAAGTATCAGAATCTAAATACGTATCAGACTCTAAACCATCTCGACCAGTTCCTTTACCTAAAAATAATGACAATATTAGGTATGAAAAAAATACAACAATTTCTAAATATAATTTATCAGAAAATACTATTAAAGAATTAGAAGAAGAAGAAAAAAGATTACAAATTATATTAGATACTATTAGATTATTAAAACAAACACATATTGATTGTTTGAAAGTTAATTCAGAAGTAAATCCAGATACTAATCTAGATACTAAACAAGAAACTAAAGGAGATGCTAAGCCAGATGCTAAAGGAGATACTAAAGAAAATGTATCATCGCAAATTAGTTTTGCATCAAAAGTTAAACAATCACTTAAAAAATAAATTCACTTAGATAATTCATATAAAGTCTCTAATCTTTTGTTGTGTCATATCTATTTTATGATATCTTTTTAAATCATATTGTATTTTTTTTGGTGTATTATTTGTATTTTTCATATCTATAATTATTTGTCTAATTAATGGAGTAATTGCCGGAGTAATTGCCGGTGGAATTGTCGGCATAATTATTGTATTTTCAGAATTATCGCCAACATTGCTACCATCATCACCATCGCCACCATCATCACCATCATCGCCACCATCATCACCATCATCACCACCATCATCGCCACCATCATTATCTATTCGTTTAAATATTAATTCTAAACCAACACTTGTATTTACATAACCACTAATTTCCAATTTAGGAGGTGAACTATGTACCGATTGATGACATTTTTTACATAATGCTACTAAATTCCACAACTTATTTTTATTAAATATACCATAATCATTATTTTCAATTAAATTATTATGATTTGCATCACATTGTTGATTTATATGATGAACATCACTGGCATTTTCGTTATTACAAATTTCGCATTTGCCAATTAATTTTTCAGAATTATATTTAGAGCCAATTGATATTTCATCATATACTATATTATTTGAATTCATATTTTGCACAGTTTTCATATTTTGCATATTTTTCCTTATTTCCTTTGCCTTTTCAATAAATTCATCGTCTAAATCCATAGATTCGCAAACCATTATACCATATGATTTTGGTCCCGAACCATTATGAATTTTTCTACTATATACTAATTTTTTAGGATTTTTAGGATCCAATTCAACTGCCATATGACATAATTTAACATTTGCCAAATCTGTTATATAATTCATATCAGCTAAAAAGTGCAAATGGGTAGCAAATATAAAACTACTTTTACGTTTAGAAAGTAACCCTATTCCAGATGCAACTAATGCCGTAGCATCTTGTGTCTCCGTTCCAGAACATAATTCATCACCCAAAATAATAGAATCTTGATTTGCATATTTTAAAATAACTTTAAATTCCTTCATTTCTACTTCAAAAGAACTCAAACCCGCATATAAATTATCATTGTTTCTAATACGTGTAAATAAATATTTATAAGGTTTATAGCAAAAATTACTAGATGCTACATACATCCCCGCTTGTGCCATTATTATATTTATACCAATAGATTTCATTAGACTACTTTTGCCAACAGCATTGACACCAAAAAGCAAAACGCCACATACAGACGAATCGGAACCCAATGCTATATCATTTGGAATATATTTTTCTTTTGTTGTAATATGTTCAATAATAGGATGTCGCAACATATCCGCCCGAAAAAAACTATGTTCCGCAGTATTATCAATTATTGGACGAGTATAACCTTTATCTACTACGTTCAACACATTCGATTGCAATATATCTATTTCAGCTATAAAATGCGACATATCATTTAATGAATCTAAAATATCAGAATTATTTACGATTTTTTCAGATAGCCAAAGCATAAATTCATTTTTAACTATGCGTCCCATTTTATCAATATTTGCCTTTAATGTGCCATTGCTCGTTTTCAAATAGATAATGTCAATTTCCCATTTAGACTCCTTTATTTGTGTATATTTAATTTCTTTTGATGTAATCTTATAATTACCTATTTTCAAAGATGTATTGGGTTTTGCAAAATATTGTTCCAATAAATCTTTGCGTATTTTATTAGTATAAATATGTATTCCTTTTGTAGCATTTTCCCCAATGAAAATCATTTGCTTAGATGTATCATTTTTAAAATTAGGTTCCAAAATTTTGGATAATTCGAGTATTAGATTATCTAAAAATTCGCGGTCATTATCTATTTCACTCTGCAAATCGTCCAATTTTGCAGAAACTCCTTTGATAAAGGGATTATTTTCAAGTGCACTCCAAATATTTGCCATTTTTAAAGATTCCATATTTATATCTTTATTTATCGTATTATGTAGGGCAATAAAATTACTATATGATTTTTCGGTGGGTAGGTTGGATGGATGGTTGGATAAATTTTTAAATATTTTAACTACTAATTCGTACACATTAATACATTTCAATAATGAATCTACATAATTTTCAATATCATTGGGTTGTATTTTTTGCGTTATTATTTTTCTTAAATAGTTATCTATATTTCTAATACCAGTTAATTTCATTCTTAATTGGTGTAAAGGCGAACCATATTTATCTGATACTTTGCTGGTTTTGCTAATATTACTAACACTGCTAAGACTGGCTAGACTGGTACTACTACTAGTCTCGCCTAAAATCATATATGCATTATGTAAATCTTCTAAATCGGCAATTTCTTTATAACGGTCTTGCAAAATTTGCGAATCTGTAATAGGAATTGACAACCTTTGCCGAAGTAGAATTTTACCCAATGGCGTTTTGGTATTATCTAATAATTCGAGGAGACTAATCCGTTTTGCAGTAGATGGCTCATCGGATTTCATATTATCTATAATATCTAATTGCTCTAGACAATTATTGGCTAACATTAAATATTTATCACTATTAAGCATTATTTCTGGTCGTTCTAATTTTTCGATTATTGATTTATCATGATTCATAACAAATTCCAAAAGTAATGTTAATGCAATACGCGAATAATTATGTTTTACATCCTCAATATCTAACTGTTGCAAAATATCTAATACTCCGCGATGTTTTTTATATATAGTGTCAAATATTTTGCTTTGATAAATAATGTTATTATATTTATTATCAATTGGTTCGCGAATGATTTTAAATTGGTAATTAAATAAATGCAGGGCATTAATTAATTCATCGTCGCTAAATGGAGAATCTTGCGCATCTTTCGCATCTTGCGTATCTTGCACATTTTGCACATATATAATTAATTCATTAGGATTTTTAATTGTTAATAATTTAAGTAATTCGTCAAATGGAATTGATATATCCGATGTGGAAGAATTATTTATTGACATAACCCCATTTGAACCAGTTAAACAATCAATGTAAGACATACCAATATTTACCTCAAAATCGTTATATTTAAATTTAGCATTATTTGTATTTCGAGAACCAAAATTATTTTTATAATATGTTTTAACTTGCTCTATATAAATAATCATTGTAATATTAGAAAAAGTATTGGTATCTGAATTAATATTTATTCCGGGACTAATAATACTTGTTTCTTTACGTTCAAATTTTGCAGAATTGCCAATGCGATTTTGTTCAAATATGACAACAGTCCAACCAAATCGGTCAACGGCTTTTTGGATATATGGATTTATATAAGAAATACCAACTCCGCCCATATATACTTGTATATTTGCATCACCAAAAACCTCTTGTTTCTTTTCGGCAATTTTTAAATTTACATTATCGCAAAATTCCCAAATATTCCCCTCTTTTCTATTATCAGGATAAATTATTCCATATATTTCGAAAAATTCACCAACTTGCATAAGTATGGCAACTTTATCTTTATTTAATTTTTTTTTATATTCTTTTAGAGTTTCAATATAAAATTCAACAACTTTTTGCGCCATTTTTTGAAAAATATGATGCAATTATAATATTTTAATATTGTAAAATTGTTTTTAAGTTATTTAATTATTTTATTATTTTTATTGTTTTTTATATTTGTAAAATTTTTATGTGCGTATTATATAATAAATAATAAATAGTAAAATTTTTTTATAATGGTTAAAAAAACTAAAAAACAGAATGGGGGTGGTAATAGTTCTATGATGAAGGGGGCGATAGGTAATGTTAGTTCGAGTATGAAGAGAAGGAGTATGAAGGTGGTAGGGAATCTAAGTGGACAACAAAAACCGTTGTTTGGTACTACATTAAAAAGAAATCAACGTAAGTTTATTCCAAATCCTTCTAAAATGCCTTTTGTTTTTAATGAATCATTTCTAAAAAAAGGAACAACAGAACAACAACTAGAACCAGAAAAAATAACACAAATAGCAACAGTAGACCCAAAAATAACAGCAGAACTACAAAAACTACCAACAACAGCACCAGCACTATCAACAACAGCAGAACCAGCAAATATAACACAAACAGCAACAACAGAACTAATAGCAGAAACACCAACAATAGTAAAGCCAGCAGAAAATTTATCAACAGCAACACTAAAAATATCACCAAACTTATCAAGAGCATCAAATTTAGCATCAAAAATAGCTGAAACAATATTACCAACAGCAACATCAAAAACAGTACCAAAAGATGCAGGCTATTTTGAAGTAGGACCCGACATCATCAAATCACAAAACCTACGAGACGAATATATAGATGTAAACCCATCAACTAATTCTGGGTATCTAAAAATTTTTCCAACATATTATGAAAATAATAAACAAAAACAAGAAGTGTATAAAATTTTAACTGATACAGCTAGAAGAGCAAACAATTTTTCTGCTAGAATTACAAGAATAAATCCTGAAATTTTATCAAAATTTCAAAATGATAATACAAGACTAAGTTATTTTAGGAGAAACTTTGCTCCAGACATGGCAACAACAATTAATGATTTTTTTAGTAAAGAATTACAAAATATAACAAATAAAACAGAAAAACAAAAAAAAATACAAAAAATTTTAAATGATTTTAAATCAAAAGCACTTAATAATAATAATACAAGACAAACTATATATAATAATACACAAAAATTCTTAGGTAAATCAAGAAAAGAGAATACAAAAAAAGGTAAAACAAACAGAAGTAAATCAATAGCAAATGAAATACAAAAAATAAGAAATGCAGGTTATAGTAAGCTTAACCCTACAACACGTAGTACTAGTACTAGTCCAAGTCCAAGTAGAAGAGTAGACTATAACATATTGGCACAACGAAAACCTTAACCTGTATATGCAAAAGCACAATAAACTAATAAAAAATTGAATTTAAAAACTACAATTACTCTAATTACTTATTACATATACTTACACACTTAGCCACTTAGCCACCTTGAAAAAATGGAATCAACTATATGGACAACTATTAATTCATTTAATTCATTTGAGTCAATTACTTATACAAAACAAAATGGCAAAACACAAGAAATAAATATTGGTGATTGTATTACATATATAGGATATCCATCTAGTCGTCCAGATGGAGTTAAAATTATTAAATTTACGTATAATGAATCTAAACCAGATATTGGTCCGATTGGAATGATATATTTACCATGGCGCAAAGATGAGAAGCGATGGGCGTCGCCCGCTTTTAGTATGAGAGGCGACCCTCGACATATAATTTGCTATCCAATTGGAAGAAATAATTACGGTGAACATATTGATTGGGAATCAATTGAAATTATTCCTAATCCTGAAAATTGATACTTTTTAGTATTTTTTGTTTTTTTTGAAAAAAATTGAATTTAATTATTATTATTTATTTTTATTACTTTCTCTCATTGGTTTCTAAGATGGCAGAACTATTTAATCTAGATACTGCTCTTACAAAATTATTTTGCAGGTATCCTCATTTAGCAAAATTTATCCATAGCTGTAAGGGAGGTTTTGAATATCTCCAAGCTGGCAAATGGATACCAGTATTATTTACTGATATAGCTTCCTTTGCTGTTGTGGTTGTATATTACACAACAGAAAAAAAAGATGAAATTGTATTAATCACGTTCAAAGGCATATATTTTGCAAAAGTCGGCAATATTCTAGAAATTGCACCATTATTTGTTAATGGTGCAATCAACACATCCATGGTAAATACATTTAAGTATGAAATCTTAAAGTTTAATGGTTCAGAAAGTGGTCCTAGTATTATTGATGTTAATTCTACAAACCATATTTATGGAATTTCCTCTTGTTTAGCAAATTCTATAGAAGGTGAATGTCATGCGTACTCACATTTTGTTGTAGGAGTAACACCAGCACCAGCACCAGAACCAGCACCAGAACAAAAGTTTGTTCCAATAGCGGATTTTTTTGCATTACAAGCTAAAGCTTTACACTTTGAAAAATTGTTTTTGGAATCACAAGCTAAAGCTTTACACTTTGAAAAATTGTTTTTAGAATCACAAGCTAAATGTAAGACATTGCAAAAACAACGAAATGATGCTCAAACACAAAATTTTGAGTCTAGGGATTCTCTTGTAGAACTGATTAAGTCTATGTCTATGTAAAAAATTTGGTACATAAAATAAATATTAGTTTATCTTTTTTTATATTTTTATTTTTTACTATGCAATACCAAAATGATAAATATTAATAAATCTAACTATCTAACTATCTAATTCGCAATATCAAACACAATACCATTAGTGCCATAAAATTTCACTCCATAAAAACCATTATTTTCTAGAATCGATAATGGTTCAGTACATTCAAATATTTCTAAATGATGTTCGAATGCCAAATCCTCAGATAAATTATGTGGTATAGATAATAAAGGTATTTCTCCATATTTTTTTATTCTTTTTTTTAGTTCTAGCATATATGTCAAAATTATTTTATCTTCTGTAAGAATTGCATAATAGCAAAACTTTTTATCAAGCAAATCACAATTTATTTGATTTTTATATTTTATATTATTATTTATATTTATATCTATATCTGGATATATTTCAGTTTCCGTTGAAATAATAAAATGATTATCAAACCAATAAATTCTAATCTTTATACCTTTATCCAATGGCGAATAATGAGTAATAGATTTGCGTTTTACACAATCTAGAAAATCTTTTTTAGATACATTAGGAATAATTTCACCTAAACAGATAGTTTTACCGTCACAATCGATTATTTTGCCTTTTATAAATGTTTTATTCTCACCATTATTATTTATATATAAAAATCCTGAATTTTCATAACTATCTGGAATGATAAATTGAGAATTTTCCATTCTGGATTCTGGATTCTGGATTCTGGATTCTAGATATTCTGGATTCTAAATATATTTTTATATTATATTATTTACAAGACAAATAAGAAAAATTGAAAATTTCAACAAAATATTGAATTTATTTTTACATATATATTTACATACATATTTACATAAATAAAATATAGTTTTCTCTATAGTTCAATACGTTGAAAACAGAAAATGGCTAGACCTACATTTCCAAATCCAATAAATTATAGGAATAATATTGGTATTGGTATAAGCGACTTTTTAATACATGATGGTAAATGGATAACTATGAATCCACCCTATGCTGGACTTTTTCCAGAAGAACGACCTGATTGGATTAGAACAGGCACAATGTGTTCGTTTTGTAACGTAACTCCTGCAATATTATTTGTAGAAAAAGAAAAAGAAAAAGATGATTGTCGTGGACATTTTATATGCAAAACATGCAGTGAAATTATAAATCCTTATACTGAAACTATGAAAAAAAAAACATATTCTACGAGTACACAAGAATCAGGTTCTTGTGAAAACTATAGTCTAGAAGAAGACACTGGTATATATTGCAAAATAAGTCATTGATGATACGCAACGCTCTAATTACCTAAAATATCATTAATAGTTTTATCTGAAACTATGATATCAGTTTTTTTATTTTGAAATTTTTTATTTATTTTATGATGTTGTTCTAAAATCTGATTCATATTAATTCTAGACACAATTCGCTCCAAAATCTTTTTTATGTATCTAACACCGCCATTTCTAAAAAATTTGTGCTTTCTTGGTTTCATTATGTTTCCAAATTTACGAATGCGAGTGAGACCCTCATTACTATTAATAATTTTTGCCATATGTGTATCAGATATAACTATTTTAACATTATCGTCATTAAATACATTTTTTACAATATTAGGCAATAAAAAGTCCCTTGCAATAACAACTTTTTCCTCTGTAGAATATGAATTAAACCGGATAATTTCCATTCTATCTAATAAAATTGGCGATATTTTGCTTTTATCATTAAAAGAAAATATAAATGTTGCTCTAGATAAATCAATTGCTATACCATCCATATAATCATCCATAAAGTGGCAATTTTGCGTATAATCGGTTAAATGTATTAGCAAATTTATTATTTCATTTCCCTTTTCAGTTCCAGAGGTTTTATCCAATTCATCAAAATAAAATATGGGATTCATACATTGCGATTGTTTTATACTTTGAATTATTTTACCACAACTACTACCTTCATATACATAATTACTTCCTGCAAGGGTAGCTCTATCCTGTGCCCCACCCAGAGAAATAAATATAAAAGGTAATCCAAATATTTGCGAAAGACCATCTTTTATTAGTGTCGTTTTGCCAGTACCAGCCTCTCCATAAATAGCAAATACGCTCCCTCGAGTTTTTGGATTTTGTATCATTCTTGCAATTATTTCTATTATGTGTTGTTTAGTTTTATCTTGTCCAAAAATTACTGTGTCTAGATGTGTTTTAGAATCGATTAAATATTTTGCAGGATTAGCAATAATAGTAGGATTCATATAAGATGGAGTTTTATATATATTAAATGGTATATCTAAAAATGTATCTAGCCACTGGCTTATTTTAAAATATTCCGAATCCGTTTTCTGCATTGTTTCTAGAATATGTAATTTAGTTAATGCCAGTTTTTTATGATATGTATCTAGACTAGAATTAAGAATTTTAAAAAGCCGTGGTACCTTACTATTGGTAAATTCTACTACTGTATTTAGATTTTCAAGTATATTTTTGCATTGTTCTTCGGGTTGTGCTAGGAAATATGTAATATGTTCTTTTATTGAATTATCTGTTAATTGTGGTTGATTATGGATTAATTTTTTATAAAACAATTGCGAATTTGTTTTCAAATTATTTATTTTTGTTGGCGTATAAGTAGTTTTATTTATAATCTTGTCAATATAATTGCTAATTTGCTTATTATTTTTTTCACCATCAGCAGTTTTTGCCTCTTTTGGCTCCCTTGGCTCTTTTGGCTCCCTTGGATTAATACTACAAATACTATCATTAGTATTTAAATCATTAATAGTATCATATATATCCTCTAGATTGTTTTCCATTTCTTCATAATTATCTTTAATAGAACTTACTTTTGACTCTACTTTTTTCAAGCGCTTTTCAATACGACTAAGAATATTATTTGACATTCTGCAAAAAATATGCAAAAAATTTATATTCAAAAAATTTTATAGTAAATAAAATTATATAATTATAAACTTCTAGCAAAATAATCTTTATTATTTTACTTACAGAAAAATAAAATGCTAAAAAAATATAAAAAAAATATAAAATAAATATAAAAAAATAGTAAATACGCAATGTTCTAAATCTATAAATTTTGCAATTTCAGCATTTCATTGCGAATTTCACAACAATGTTTCTCAGTAGCAATTATATAAAAAGACTTTTGATTATTAGTAATTTGTGGAAATTTAGTTATATCTAATAATTTAATATTAGATATACTTGATTCATATGTGAATTCATTTCTTTCTCCATATGCATATCCGCCCTTTTGAAATGTAATTTCGCCATTATTATATAGATGAAAAATTTTATCTGCATTTGGCGATGCATCAGGAATTACTAATGCAGGATTATGATATTTATCTATTAATTCATATATTTTTTTTTCAATAGAATTTGCCATTTTGCTTTTTGGTATGTAAAATAAATTATCAAGTATTATTTAATAATTTTATGTATATTTAATTCAATTTAATTCAATTTTATGTATATTTTTATAATTTTATGTATATTTTTATTTATAATATGATATTATTTTGTATATATCCTATATATTCTAACAAAAATAATATTAATTTTCTGTATAAACAAAAATTGATTTTATTTTTAATATTTATGTAAATTATTAAATTTAAAAATATAATATATTATTAATAAAACCACATATCTTATTATTAATATTAATATAGAATGGCATCAACAGATGCTAATTACGAAGTAGGATTTATTAATGGTATTCAATTTGGGGTTTATAGCCCCGAAGTTATATTAAAAAAATCTGTAGTAAATATTAATGTTGATACCTTATATGATAGTAATGGCGATCCTCGTATTAATGGGTTATTCGACCCACGTATGGGATATATTGAGCCACGACGAAATTGTAAAACTTGTGAACAAACATATATTAACTGCCCCGGACACTTTGGGCATATAGAATTACCTAAACCCGTATTTAATTTGCAATTCGAACAATGGATTGTAAAAATATTGCGGTGTGTATGTATAAAATGCAGTAGATTACTTGTAAATAAAAATCATGCATTAATTAAAAATATTATTGCATTCTCTAAAAGTAATTATAAAGATAGATTTGAAAAAATTTTAAAATTAGCCAGTAAAGTAAAAATCTGTGGTTCAAATATTGAAAAGAAAAATGATAATCTTTATGATAATGGCGGATGTGGTGCAATACAACCTAGTAAATATAATAGCAATAAAATGCGAACTGACTATATAATAAATGCAGAATGGAAATATGAAAGTGGTGAAAATCCAATTAATCTTTCTGAAGAACTTAATGCCGAAATTATATTATCAATTTTTAAACGTATTTTAGAAGATGATGCTCTAGTAATGGGGTTTAGTCCTAAATGGTGTATGCCTAGTTGGCTTATTATTACAGTATTGCCAGTTGTTCCGCCTAGTGTTAGACCTAGCGTTAGACAATATAATAGTCAACGTAGTGAAGATGATTTAACTAATAAATATTATGAAATTATTAAATCTTGTCAGATGTTGCGCGATAAATTGGCGAAAAACTTATATATTCAACCCGAACATATTAAAGGATATATTGACAAAGTTCAACACGATGTTATAACATTATTTAATAATGAAATTAAAGGTATTCCACAAGCTTTAACACGCGGAGGGCGACCAATGAAAACCCTACGACAACGTCTTTCGGGTAAAGAAGGTCGTATTAGAAATAATTTAATGGGTAAGCGTGTCGATTTTAGTGCACGTAGTGTAATTTCACCAGATGCAAATTTATCAATTGAAGAATTGGGAGTTCCAAAGAAAATTGCAATGAGTTTAACATTTCCAGAGGTAGTTAATAAATATAATATTAATAGACTTTATGAATTGGTGCGTAACGGTGATAAAATATATCCTGGTGCCAAAAACTATAAAAATGCATCTACTGGCAAAACTCACGCTTTTTTAGATGATATAGAAAAAATTGGCAAAAACGGTGTAATTGAAACGATTTCCAGAGATACATCAAAAATAGTTTTAAATTTTGGAGATACTGTAAATCGCCATTTAATCAATGGTGATATAGTGTTATTCAATCGCCAACCATCACTCCATAAAATGAGTATGATGGCACATAAAATACGTGTTATGGAAGGCAATACATTTAGATTAAATGTAGATGTTTGCAAACCATATAATGCAGATTTCGATAAACTGGTTGTTCCTAAACAAAACAACTTGTTGAGTATTACATTTATGTAATGCTTTTCGCTGTCGAAAACAGGAGGGCTTAAAAGGCTGAAACCTCCTAGTGATAATTATTTGAGTTATAATATAAAAATTAATATAAAAATTAAACTCAGAATAATGTTGCGAAACACCTTGCAGCGGGAAACCCCTTAGAGCCTTAACTACCACTCTTTATTGGAAACTTTAAAGAGGAACTCGATTAATAGTCGAACCCAATGGTAATAATGTTAAGGATTGGGCAATCCGCAGTGAGACTACCTAAATCCGTTATAATAGGATATGGTAGCCCTTCAACGACTGAACGGGTGTTGGTGAGTAATGATAGTCTAACTAACTTGAACTTGCTTAAGATACAGTCTGTCTCCATATGAAAGTATGGAGGTTTAACGCAAATTCTTTATTTCGGGCGACGAAATGAATTTGCACGTTCCGCAGAGTCTTCAGACATCAGTGGAACTAAAATATTTGGCAGCAGTGTCAAAACATATTATAAGTCCTAGTGTAAATGAACCAATAATACAACCTGCACAGGATAATTTAGTAGGACTATTTAAAATAACTGACGATAATGTATTCTTTTCACAACAAGAAATTATGAATATATTAGTTGGTGTAGAAAAATTTAGTGGCATTTTGCCAGAACCAAATTATATTAGCCCTAATGGTAAAATAGTTAAATGGACGGGAAAACAGATTTATTCTATTATTTTGCCACCAATAACATATTATAATAAACTTTCAAAAAATAATGCAAACTTAAAAGATGTAATTATTGAGAATGGAATACTAAAACAAGGGCAATTAGAAAAAAAATGTTCGTCCGCAGTTTTACATTATATATTTAATGATTATGGACATCGCGAGGCAACTCGTTATCTTAATGATTTACAGAGAATTGTATCTAGATATATTATTCGTAGTGGGTTTAGTGTCGGTATTAGTGATTTATTAATTGATAAGGAAATTCGCAAACGCAATGAAGAAATTATTTTGCAGGGCAAAAAAGATATAGTCGAATTAACTAAAAAAGTTCATTTGAATATTCTTGCAGATAGTAGCGACCGTTTAGATAGAATTTATGATGCTAAAGTTGCTGCAATATGTGAAAAAACAGTCAAAGAAATTAAATCTGGTATTACACAAAAATTGCCATTATCTAATCGTATTAATTATATTGTTACGAGTGGGTCTAAAGGTTCAGATGTTAATATTCAGCAAATGATGTGTCTTTTAGGACAACAATCAATTGATGGTAAACGTGTACCAATGGGTTTTACTGATAGAACACTACCCCATTATCCACGCTATGAAAATGGTGCGGAAAGTCGGGGTTTTATTAGCAGTAATTTTGTAAATGGTCTTAATCCCCAAGAATTCTTCTTTCATGCTATGTCTGGTCGTGAGGGTGTTATTGATACTGCAGTTAAAACTGCAAATTCGGGATATCTGCAAAGGCGATTAGTAAAATCAATGGAAGATTTAAAAGTAGCACATGATTTTTCAGTCCGTGCTAGTAATAATGATATCGTGCAATTTTGCTATGGTTATGATGGTTTTAATTCTACGGAATTAGAAAAACAGGAATCTAAATTCATCAAAATTGATATTGATACATTAAATAAGAATTATTATTTTGACCCAACAGAAAAATTTGAGTATGTCTTAAAAACAGAACTCGATAAGATGAAAAAGATTAATGGGTGGAAAACACTTTTATTAGAACATAATAAACATATTGAGATGCTAATTGAAAAATTTCATAATATATATACAAAATTTAGCAAAGTCGATGACATTAAAGTCTATTATCCTGTTAATTTTAGTAGATTAATTTTGAATACTATTAATCAATTTAAACTTGATAGTATTAGTAAAAGTGATATACATCCTATTGAAATGATAAATGAAATTAAAAATTTAATTACATATTGTAGAGTAAATGATAGAAAGAGTTTAGCCTGTGAGATTTTACTCTGGGACTATCTTTCACCAAAAGTTTTGCTGCGTGATAAGAAATTTAATCGTATTGCATTTCTACATGTTATAAATTCAATAAAAACTAGATTTAAGTATTCATTAACAGAAGGCGGTGATATGGTCGGACCTCTCGCAGCGCAAAGTTTGGGTGAAAGAACTACTCAAATGACGTTAAATAGCGTTGATTGGGAAACCGAAATTATAATTGCCAAAAATGGTGAACTTGTAATTCCAAAGATTGGCGAATTCATTGATAATTATTATGAAGAATGTTTGGCTGACCCTGCAAAGGCATCTAAGATTCAATATATTAAATGTCCTAGTAAACCTGAGGATGACCAAATATATATTCCATTAGATGATGGTAATGATTGGAGAGCTTATTCTTGCGATGAGGATGGCAATGTAATGTGGACTAAATTAGAAGCCATTACTCGCCATCCTGTTGTAAATGAAGATGGTAGTGAAACCATTTTAGAGGTAGAACTCGAATGTGGTCGTACTGTAAAAGCTACCAAAGGTAGGTCATTCTTAGTTTATGACGAAGCTACTAATAAGATAATTGATAAAAATGGTTCCGACTTGCAAATAGATGAATTAATTCCTGTTTGTGAAGGTTTGGAATTCGATTTAGATAATTCAGTCGAATCTGAAACTCCATCTGAAACTCCATCTGAAACTCCATCTGAAACTCCATATTTCAAGAATATCACACATTTAGATGTTAAAAAATATTTATCACCAACTGAATATATTTATCGCGATGAGATAGATAAAGCACTTGAGGTAATGAATACTGAAAATGCTAAAGGTAATCGCCATTGGTTTAAACATAATCAGGGTTCAGTATTTACTGTTCCTTATAATAGAAGTGATATATTTAGAGATTCTATTTGTCCTAAAGAGGGTCTAGTTATAAAAGGTAAAGATAAAAATGGCGAAATAAAAGAACATCCTAAGAATGGTATATATAGTAAACTCCAATTGGGTTGTGTATATCCATTAAGTATGAGGTCTTGCACATCAAATATCCCTGCACGTATTCCTCTTAATAATGAATTTGGCTACTTTATTGGAGCCTATTTGGCAGATGGTATGTGTAATGATTTACGTATTATCATAAGTAAGGGCGAAACAGAGTTTATTGAACCTATTAAAGTTTTAATGGCATCGTGGAATATTGGCTATCGCTATGTAAAATCTACTAAGAAAGAGGCAAATATTGAAACCGGACAATCTGAATGGGTATCTAATGACCATATTTTCCAATCTACATTATTAGCCGAATTACTTGGTAAAGTATTTGGCAAGACTAGCGAAAATAAACAAATTCCTACATGGATTTTACAGACTCCTAAAGAGTTTCTCAAAGGCATCATTTCTGGATTTTTCAGTGGTGATGGTACTGTTGGCTTAGATGGTTCGGTTTCAGCTTCTTCTGTTGGTAAAAAAATGTTAGAAATGATTGGATTAATCCTAAATCGATTTAATATTTCTTGGACTATTCATAAAACAAAACAAGATAGAGAGAAATATCCTAATGCTAAAGAGTACATTTATAATATATATATTCCTCGCGAATATAATAGTAAATTCGCACAGCACTTTAAATTTACAATTAAAGGTAAAGCAGATAGATTATTACAATATAATAACAAAGATGCAAAAACTAAAAAAAAATCTTATAAACATTTTAAACAAATTATTTTACATAAAGTTAAACATATAACAGAAGTTATGCCTACTGAAAAAGAATATAATAATATAAAAAAAAGGTGGGTTTACGACTTAACAGTCGAAACAACACGAAATTTTGTAAATGCATCACTTTTGGCATCGAAAGATACTTTTCACCTTTCTGGAGTAGCAGAGAAATCAACAGTTACTCAAGGTGTCCCTCGTTTAACAGAATTATTGGGTAATACAAAAAATCCAAAAAATAGTTCTTGTGAAGTTTATTTAGACGAAGAACATCGTTTTAATCATGAACTATCAGAAAAAGTTGCTAACAATATAGAATTAACAACTATTGGCGATGTTTTAGCATCATCTGCAATTTATTTGGAACCAAATAATGAATATAATAGTGTATTGCCAGAAGATCGCGAGTTTTTAGAAATATATCGCATATTTAGTGAAATTGACCCGCAGTCATCACAAATACCAAATAATCCATGGATGATACGATTAGAATTTGATAGACGCAAAATCATTAATAAAAAGATTACTATGGAAGATATAAGTCTTATATTAAAATATAATTATCCAAATGCGTCATTAATGTTTATGGATGACAATGCGTCAAAATTGGTATTTAGAATGCGTATTGATTTTCAATCTAATCTTAATAAAGCAAATGATGATATTCTTATATTGGAAGATAAAATTAAAGAAATTAGTAATGTTATTATTAAAGGTGTTGATTATATTACACGTGTATTTTTATCTACTAATGAAAATGAACAATCTCAAATTATAGTAAAAGAAAATGGGTCATTTGTAAGTAAAAAAGAATTTACAATAAGTACTGAAGGTTCTAATTTATTTGATATTATTATTAGAAAAGGGGTAGATAGCAGTAGAACATATAGTATTGACCCTAATGAAATGTATGCAATATTTGGAATTGAGGCTGCGAGGTTTCAAATTCAATATCAATTAAATCAAGTATTACTGGGTAGTGATGTTAAATTGAGTCCGCGCCATCTTGATTTGCTATGTGATAAAATGTGCCAAAATGGTGATATTATGTCCGTTAGTAGACATGGTATTAAGAAAGAAAATATTGGTCCATTGGCAAAAGCAAGTTTTGAAGAAACGACAGACCAATTATTGGAAGCAAGTTTATTTGGAGCTTTTGATAGCATTAAAGGCGTATCTAGTAATATTATGGTAGGTCAAATTCCTGCTTGTGGAACGGGTGATAGTAGTGTATTGATTGATGAAGATTTACTGAATACGCAAAATGAACTCATCGAAGAAAAAGAAGCAGTAGATATTAATCAATATTTTAAATCATCTGAATATTGTGATGCAGGTGAAATAAAGTTTTCAATGGGTGATATTAATTCTAATGCTGATGAATATGTTAATTATCCAGATATAATGGTTTCATAATTAGGGTTCATAATTAGGGGGTTCATAATTAGGCTTTTCATATTATTTTAGTTTTTATTATTTTAGTTTTTATTATTTATATTTTTTTATATGTTAACATTTATTTTATATCATAGTAAAATACTAAAAATTGAAAAAACAATAATAAAATTGAAAAAAAAAAATAATTATTTTATTATAATTTTACCATATAGCAGATAGCAGATAAAAATGGAACAACTACCATCATTGCTACTATATCCTCCACTGCCACCCCCTCCACAAATGTCTATTGAAGAACAACATTACCAAAAATGTAAAGATTTAGAAAAACACAAACAATATTTCGAGTTTGCACATAAATGTAAAAAAATGTATGAACTTATAAAAAAAAATATTAGTAATACTAATCCTTGGTGTTGCATTGATGGTATAAATACATATGGTTTTTCTATAAATTCTAATAATATTAATCATCTTATTTCTGCCCTAAAATTATTACATTATCAAAATAAAAATTTTCTTAGTTATGATAATGAACCAATTCAAGGTTTAACTACAAATAAATCATATGCATTTTTAAAGCTTAATGAAGAAAATAAGCTTGTTTTCTGTTTAGAGAATGAGTACCATTTATACTATGCAATTTTAATATCAGAGGAATAATCAAACAATATTTATGTTTTACTTATTTTTTTACGAATATAAATATGAAAAAAAATACATACACCTAATCTGCCCAAAATGGGTCTGGGTCTTCGCCATTAAGATAATTTTCAATATATACATTATAAACATATATAATATAAGTCATCCATTCTTCCTTAATTTGTATTTCTTTATTAGAATATAGTTCATCTAATAACTCATTTATTACAACATCTCCAGATGAACATACATCGCTAAATTGGCGTTTCATCCAGTCATATAAATATAAATCTTCTGTTAATTGTTCCTTAATTATATTAAACATTTCTGTTTCATCAAGTTTAATAGGTGCATCATGCTCTTCTGCCATAGTTTCCATAGTTTCCATCTTTTCCATAGTTTCCATAGTTTATTGAAAATTATATTAAATATAATAAATTCAATTTTTTATATATTATGTTTATTTTTACTAAATAAAAAAACTATCAATATTAGACTATTATATTTTATAAGCCAATTATGATAAATGAATAGAAATTCCATTATTACTCTTTGTAATTATGCATCTCAAGATATATATAATTTAATCTCTATACGAAATCCAAATTTAAATTCTATCCAAAAAAAACTAAAAATACAATCAATTTTCAAAGAATTAATGAATAATATTCGCATATTATCAAAAACTAATGAACTAGACCCATATAATACACCAATGTCTTTTTTATTTCAGCATATGAAACCATCTATAATACAAATAGTGGCAAATTGTTCACCAAAAATTGAGAAATTATTTATTGAAAAAGGATTAATATATAATATTGATTGGAATATAAGGTTTCTAAATGCATTAATAAATTTAGGTGCAAAAGATATTATCATTTGGTTTTTTTTACATATTCCATATTATAATGATGATAAAAATGATTACAATTTACATTTAGATAAAAAACGGGATACATATATGAAAATCTTAAATTACTTAATAGATAATTATCCTGCTAATTTATATTTTACTGAATCTGAATTTGTTTTTTTAAGTAATCAAACGTGTATGCCCTATGCAGTATCATATCATAATAAAAATAATAAATTACTTCTGGCAACATATTGCAAATTAATTAGAAAAATATGCCCATGGGTAAATTATTATAGTCCCAGATTGGCTGAAAAAGTATTAAAAGATAAATATAAATCCGATGTTCCTATTGTTGGGCAAATACTACCGAAAAAGAAAATATGTTTTATTAGCGATTCTTTTACTACTGATACTAGTGTTTTGCGTGATAGGGTATGTATAATTGGCAAATTAGATAGAACTAAATTTGACGTATATTTTGCATCATTTTATCCATTTACGGCAATTAATGGTATAATTGCAAAAATATTTATGGAACGTATTAAAGAAAATTATATTTATCTTGGTAATAATTTATCTAATGCTAGACTTATTTTGGATAAATATGATTTTGATTATATTGTATATCCAGATATAGGAATGAAATTAATGTCAACTCTATTGGCATATTCACGTATTTCTGCAGTGCAAATTACAACGTGGGGGCACAGTGAAACTAGTGGTATAGATACTATTGATTATTTTATATCTAGCGAATATTTTGAAAATAATTTACATTCCCAAGACTATTATACAGAAAAACTGATACTACTAAAAAGTCTGGGAACATTTTATATTAGTCCACATAAATTATTTATTGATAATAATCCAAAATATAATACCACTAATACTACTACTACTACCAATGCTAATACCAATGCTAATACCACCACTAATACCACCACTAATAAAATATTCAAAACACGAAAAGATTATGGTTATAAATCAACTGATATTCTTTATGTATGTTTACAAACATTTTATAAAATGACTCCAGAGTTTGAAAAATGTTTAGCACGTATATTAGAATTAGTTCCAAATGGTATTATTATACTATCAAATACTTTTCCATATTGTAAAAGTCATCTTATACGTATAAAAAATACTATTGGTGATGAAAAATTGCAAAGAATAAGATGGTATGGTTCCTTGGAAAAAGATGAATTTCTTAATTTAGTAAGTATATGCGATATATGTCTAGATCCATTCCCATTTGGTGGATTTAACACATCATATGATGCATTTGATTATAATATACCAGTTATCACATTAGAAGGCGAATTTTTACACGGGCGTTTTACTAGTGGACTTTATAAAAAAATGGCTCTGGATGAGTGTATTGTAAAAACACCAGAAGAATATTCACAATTAGCATATAATATTGGTATTAATGAAAAACTTAGACATAAAATAAATAGAAATATTGAAATGAAAAAAAATGCAATTTTTCAAGAACAGCAAAGTATTCTGGATTGGCAAGAGATTTTTATTTAGTAAGATATGAAAAAATATGAAAAGATATGAAAAAATAAAAATAAATTTAAAAGATATGAATTTACAATTGTTTTCATTTACAATTGTTTTCCTTTACAATTGTTCTCCTTTCCAAATATCATCAACTAAACCATTAGCAATTGCCGTTTTAGTATCCCAAAAAATATCTCGCTTAAGAATTTCCTTAATCTTTGACTTACTTAATTTACCATTAGAATTACTTTTATATAATTCAACTAATCTAGACATAAAATGATTACAATTTGCACTTTCATCAACTAATTCCTCATATGTTCCAATAATACCAGTACGTAATTGATGAATTAACAGTTGCGAATTTTCAGTCATATAACGCTGTGAACCAGCCATACTAAGCAAACTTCCAGCACTTGCAACACAACCTTCAATAATAGTAGTAATAGGTATTTTAGATGTTTTAACTTTATCATAACCAAAGAAACCCGCCAATAAATCACCGCCATTTGTTGTAATATGTAAATAAATAGGTTTGGGTGTAAATGAACCAAGTGTTGCACGTTTTGATAATTTTTCCAATTTATTATTCAAATTATCAATCTCCGTTGCGAGTTTGTCAATGCTTTCTTTAGTTACATGAGTTTTAAAATAAATATGGTTTTTATTAGTATAAACATCATTGGAATGGTCATTTCCGAAAAATCGTGGAAATTTAAAGGGCATTGGCGAATCTCCATCTTCATCTTCGTCATCATCATCCCCTCCGTGAGCATTTGGTTTTCCAAAGGGGAGTTTTGGTAATGCATTATCCCTCTTACGTTTTCGCAATTCATATGATGGCGCAGAATAAGTCATACTTTTACTTAATGATGGAGAAAACATATTGATTATTAGATAGATTATTATAGATTATAATAAATTATGATAGATTATTTTATAAAATTTTTATTTATCTTATATAAAAAGAAAGTGTTTATATTACAAAAAATGTTTCTTGAATTAAATTAGTTTTATTAAATATATCATTGAATAATTATTTCATATAACAATGATAATCCAAATATGTTGTTTTCTGATATTTATAACTTATTTTGCAATTTGCGCTCTATTATCATACTATTTTATTAAAAAACGCACAATATGGGATTCTATGTTTAGTAGTAATACTATTTGGAATTTATTAACAGAATTAATACTATGTCCAGAACATTTTTTAATATGGATTCCATGTATTGAATTCGAAAATACATCTTGTTCAACAAATAAGAAACTAAAGGATAATGCAAAACTACAAGTAAAAAAGGTTCTGGTGCATATTAAAAATCAACTAGACTTAATTAGTAATATTAATAGTGTAAATAATAATTGTGATATTGATTTAAATATTGTTTTAGATATTGATAAAACAAAATGGTTGATTGAAGGAACAATGAAAGATTTTGAACGTATTTATGATGAAACTGCCGAATTTTATAATAAACTTGCAAATAGTTATGATATATTATATAATAAATCAAATAATTCAAATAAATCAGATTCTGCTTTCACAATAGAAGATTTAGTTATTCTAGAATATAATGTAGAAATATGTGAAAATATTTCAAATATATTATCTATTTTTAATAATTATAAATTATTATTTATAGATAATGTAATAGAAAGTGGATATATGCGGTGTTTATTATATGATATAATTGAAAATATTAAAATATATAAAATATTATGTTTACTAGAAATAAATAAATAACAGAAATACATAAAATATATTTCTAGTATATATATATATATAGTAAAATAGTAAAAATGCAAAAAACAAAAAAATATGATATTAAAAGCAAAAATAAAAGCAAAAATAAAACTAAAACTAAAATTAAACCTAAAAATAAAAATAAAAGTAATCATAATAAACGAAATATGAGTTCAGTTATAAGAGAAATGAGAACTATTTTCAAAACAAAAATGTGTAATTTTCAAGAAAAATTTAATATACGTAGAAAAATACTTATTAAAATTGTAGTCGATGATAATGAAACCAAAAGATTTATAAATGATATTAAAATATTAAAAAAAGAACTTGAAAATGTTGTAAAAGGTGATGCTTTGGTAAAAATTATTAGCTTTAAAGATTATAAATCTGGTGGTATAGATTATCAAACACCTTGTTTTATGTTAATATTTATTGGTCATATAATTAAACCTCCATTAAATCATATTCATCGGGCATCTTGCTCTTATCTTCTTGTAAATAAGACACTAAATACATATGATATTGATTCACTTTTAAAAGGACACGTTATTGCATTATGTAGAACAGATGCTGATAGTATCTATATAAAACAACACAATTTAAATATTAAATATTATCCTTTATTTAAATGTAATACTGATACTGCCACTGCCACTGCCACTGAAAAAAGTTCTTGTTCTATAGATACCCATACTAATAAATCTATGGTAAATGCTCTTTGGGTTGCACCTATGGACTTAGATATTGACGGGGCAAAATTACGTCTTAATAAGACAAATACTTATAAAGTAGGTGAAAGTCTTTATACAAAAAGTGAAAGTGGTAAATATACATTAAATTTTAATTTTGATTCTATGTTTATTGTAAGGTCAAATGATATCTTTATAAAAAGTACTTTAAAAAGAGGTTTTCCTTATGCAAAATATATATCATCAGTAATATCTTCGTATATATATCCTAATAGTATTGTATATGATATAGGTGCAAATATAGGAACTGTTGCAATTGCTATAAATAGGGCAGCAAAAGGTAATGTAACTATTATTGCTTTTGAACCTTATCAAAAAACGTGGGAATTACTTCGTTATAATATAATGGATAATTGTTGTGGTAATATAATACCTCTTCCTTTTGCAGTAGGACACAAAATGATAGATAAAGTAAGTCTTTCTGGAGAAGTAATAGATAAACACAACTATGAAAAATATGAAAAATATGATAATATGAAAATAGAGGAAAAAGATATTAAAAAGTATATAATAAAAGACGATATACCTATTAATTATGGAGCAGTACAACTTGGAGTTGGTGGTGATAGTGTGCGTATGGTTACAATAGATCATGTAACTTTACCAACAGATAATGTAAGTCTTATTAAGATTGATATTGAAGGTGCAGAATCACTCGCATTCTATGGAGGGCGTGAAACTATTCGTCGTTGTATGCCAGTTATTGCTTATGAACGTAATTATAAAGGTGTAACAGAAGATATGAAAAAATCTTTAAATATATCAAATTATATTGCTAATTTTGAAATAGTGACATTCTGTAAATCAATTGGTTATAAAGATCTTTATGAAATAGAAAGTGAAAACTTTATGTTAGTTCCACCAAATCGCAAACAATATGCATCAAATAAACATTCACTAAATTTTGTTAGTGTAGATGAACTTCCCGACTATCCAAAAGAACTTATCAAAGGATTTAATTTATATAAATATTTACCACCATTATGGTGAAGTGCAGCTTTTTAGAAAAAAGCCGCGCCAAAAAGCAGCTTTTTAGAAAAAAGCCGCGCCAAAAAGCAGCTTTTTAGAAAAAAGCCGCGCCAAAAAGCAGCTTTTTAGAAAAAAGCCGCGCCAAAAAGAAGTTTTTGCGAAAACTTCACCAAAAGCTAATAGAGAAAAAGCTAATAGAGAAAAAGCTAATAGAGAAAAAGCTAATAGAGAAAAAGCTAATAGAGAAAAAGCAGGATTTTGCAAAAGCTTACATAATAAACCTCTTTTCTAATCGAATAGGCTTATATTTTCTAACCCAATCCTCATTTTTCTCATTATAATAATCATAAAATAGTTTAACAAAATCTTTTGTTATTACATCTTTATTATCTACAAAATAAATTTGTCTTTCTATTGTATATATAAAATTATCAGCTAAATTAGTACTGCTTTTTATGAATTGTCTTACAAATGCTTCTGGATACATATCATTAAATAAATCTATTTCTTCTCCTTCTTTAAAATTTTTTAATACATTAAAAAACTTTTCTAATATAGTTGTTTCTGTTCCTAGATATCCTTTACCGACTATATAAAATTCACGACTTTGACTATTCTGTATTGGTTTATAAAATATGAGTTCTTTACAGTTAGCATATACTAAATAAATCAAATTCAATATAATAGGTTCATCAATAGGTGTTAATATTTTATAAACCATTGAACCACCTTTTGGTAGAATATATAATATTGTTAATAAAGACGCAAAAGCAACTTTTTCATATCCTTCACATTTCATAGGTAATCCACAATCACTCGTAATTAGGTCAACACCCTTCATATCTTTTACAATTTTTTCATAATGTTTAATATTCATTATGTTTGTAATATCTCCAAATTTATCTACTCCCCAATCCCATTTTTTTTTATGTCTTCTTATGAGACCAAAATCATCACCAAATACGGTGTTTTTATCTTTAGCATTTTTTGAGTTAAGGCTTTGTGCTTTCCAATCAAAAGCATCATATTTTGTTTTAGTAGATATATAATTATTAATACAATTAATAAATGTTCCTGGTGCTTCACAAATATGAAATGATTTATATGTTCCTTTACGTTGAGTAGGTATTAACTTACAATCTGTAATAATTTCATACATTTTAAGCCATGCTTGTGATATACTAAAATCACCTAATAGTTTTTGAACTTTTTTATCTAAATGTATTTTGTTTTTATCATCTTTATGTTTATAATAACGAAACTGTTTATTGGCTTCAAACCAATTTAGATTTTGCATACTATCTGGAGCATCAAAATCACGTCGACTATCTATAAGTTTAGTTGTTTGTTCTATGCGATTATTAATAGGATCTAATTCAGGTATTAAATTAACTTTATGTGTATACTGTTGTTTTAGAGATTTAGAAAAAGCTGAGGAAGATAATTTTGTGTTATAATCATTAGTATTATTATTATTGAATAATTTAGAAAATCTAAAACTTGATAGTTTAGGCTTGTGTATATTTTTAGTATTTTTAGTCTTTTTATTTTTTATGTAATGAGTTTTTTTAGTTTTTTTATGTAATGAGTTTGATATATTTTTCAATGATATACTTTGTTTTATTTTTAGAGTAAATGGTGTTTTAAAGTTATATATAATTGGTTCATGTAATCCATATGTTTCATGTAATATTTGTTTACCAAATTTGTCTTGGAATGTTGGATTAGAAAATTTATCTATATAAGGAATATCATATTTTTTACAATATAGAATTGCATTCGTAAGTTGTTCTGGAGTAGGTACTTTAATGTTATCTAGATAGACTTTTGGATGTTTATATAATTCAATAACTTTTTCTACAAATATTAATTTATCTAAATAAATAGAATTATTAAATTTTATAATTTCACTATAATCTATATCATCTGAAAGAAATCCTGTAATATATTTTTCTTTTTTATTTTTATCAATAGGTTTAGTAATATTAAATCTTTCTCTTTCTTCTTTATCATAAATATTAAAATTAGTAATTAAGTTATCTGGATAGAGTTTAATTAATTTATTTAATATTTCTAAAAGATTATTGTATTCCAGAGTGCTAATACCTTTATAGTTTTTAAATACACCTAATACACCTGTATTTTTATATAAATTAGATATTTCAGGATAATATAAATTACTTTCTTCAAAATAGTCTTTTAAAATTAAATATATATCAGCATTTTGTTTATATGCTACATTACCTAAATTTATAATAAAATCACCACCAATTTTAGTATATTTTAAACATAATATAATTCCAATAAATAAATTAATTATATTATAAAAATTATCATATATCCAGAATTGATTATCTATATCATAAATACTATAAAAAAATAATTGATAATTATTTATATTTTTTATATCAATATCTAATATTTTTTGTATTTGCTCTGTAAAAAATATAACATCCAAATCATATATTTTTTGAAAATTTTTAATATAATTTAATATAGATTTAGATTCATTTTTTAAATATATAATTTTAGGTTTAAATATTATACATTTAATTTTATTAATTTTATAATTATTATTTTTAATAATTTCAATTGGAGTTAGATTAGTACCTATATTTAATATGTTATCATTTTTATTAATATTATGAAAAATATTAAATTTTATTAATGTTTCATATAATGCATAATATTTATAATGTAATGGTTTATATTTTGTAATTAAATATTTATCATAAGTTTTTTTGTTTATTAAACTACGATATAAAATTTCATTACTAGAAATTAGTAAATATTTATATAATATTCTAAAAATTTCAAATTTATCTTCATTTTTTATATTTAAAACATATTTTGATAAATGTAAATCTAAATATGATTTATAAGTATTATTACTTAATATATCATTAAATAAATTTATGTTATTTGAAAAATTTAATTTAATATTAATTTGTTTGTTGTGTTTATTTAAATTACCTCCATTACTAAAATAACTTCTATTACTATCTGTTGATGTTTTATAATCTATTTTATATTCTTTCATATTATATCTATCTATATCATATTTAGATAACATATTTGTTCTAATAAAAAAATTGGTATTATCATTTTCAAAATTATATAAAAATATTTGTTTTAATTCAGATTTCATTTTAAAATCTTTTAATTCTTCATATGTAACACCAATTTTACCATTTAAACTACCATAATTTACCTGTTCAAATTTAAAGTTTACTAGTATATATTCTGGTATTTCACCACTAATATAGTCTAATAATGTAGTATTATGGCTTTCAAATTCATTTTTAAATATAAAAATTATCCAATTTCTAAATTGTTTAATTTTTTCATAAAAATATTTAATATTTATAAATCCTAAAAATTTTAGTTTAGAGTCTAATTTAAATATAATTGAATCTAAATTTTTAGGATTTCTTATATCATAATATAATTTATCGGAATTATTATTAACTTTAATTTTATATCTAGGTCTAGATGGTAGAATAAAACGTGCAGGAAATATATCTTGTGTATTATTTGAAATAGCACATCTATTATACATCATATTTGCAATTAAATTCCAATTTACTAATGGATGACAATTATGTTCCCAACCCTCAGCCATATTATAAACTTCATAAAATTGTTTTATAGGTATAAAATCTTTAATATCATTATAAAAACCATATATATATTGTCTATATTGTCTATCTTTATTTTTAATTAATTTTTTAATTTCAGAATCAACTATATTAACATTACCATTACTATTAATATTAAAACAAGCATTAGGTAAAAATGTTTTTAAATATTTAATCTCTTCTGGATTTTTTTCTAAAAATTCTTTAAATTCTTTAAATTTATCTTCATCACTTTTACTTTGATATTTATAATCTTCTGTACCCCAAGTAATATTTTTACATAATTCACTTATTTTATCTTTATTATCAAGAATTCTAGTAATATCATTTAGTTTTTGAGATTCATAAATATATTCTGATTCATAATAGTCTCTTTTTAATTTTGATGTAGTTTTTTGAACTTGATTTTCATAACATGTTTCTAAACCTTTTACTCTTTCATTTAATGTTTGTAAAAATTGTTCATCATTTTGTTCTAAAATATTTGGAATATTAATATCATTTTCTTTTAATTCATATAAAGATGTTTTACTTACTGATAATAAATCTTCAAGCCAATTAGGATAAACATTACCATAATTATTAATTTGTCTAGGTTTAGATATATCTTCTATATCACTAGGTTTAAAATTTAAATATAATTTATCTAATCTAAATTGTATTTGTTTTTTTATTTCTGGTGTTTTATCTTTTTGTAATATTGATAAATTATATATATCTTCATATTTTTTTTTAATCTTTTCAATTTCTTCTTTATCTTTTTCAGTTATACTATCTAAATAATGAGCAGTTAATATTTGTCCTTTATTATTACAAAAATCTGTATTATTATTTAATAATTCTTTAATCATAAATTTTAAAAATTCTATATACTTTTGTTTTGCATATTCATCTTCTAATTTAGTTTCTAATATTTTATATATATTTTCATATGTTGTATCTGCAATATTAAATAATGTATTTGATTGTTTATCTAACTCATATTCATTAATAAATATATTATTTAATAAAGATTTTAATATTGTTTGTAATTCACTTATATTATTAGGTAATGAACTCAATTTATCTTTTATTTGTGTTAGTTGTAAATTCTGTTCTGTTTTTTTAACTTTTAAACCAGGTATAATAGTAAATGACATATCTATTATTAATTTTAATTTCTAATATATATAAATATATAAAATATAAAATTAATACATTAAAAGAAGTTTTAGCAAAAACTTCACCAAAGCAGGATTTAGGAAATCCCGCACGCAAAGAAGTTTTTGCTAAAACTTCACCAAAAGCTAATAGATAAAATCCGCACGCAAAGCAGGATTTAGGAAATCCCGCACGCAAAGCAGGATTTAGGAAATCCCGCACGCAAAGCAGGATTTAGGAAATCCCGCACGCAAAGCAGGATTTAGGAAATCCCGCACGCAAAGCAGGATTTAGGAAATCCCGCACGCAAAAGACTATAATAAAAATATAATAAATTATTTTAAATTCTGGTAGGCTTTAGCCTACCTAGCGTTTAGTTAAGTTTTGGTAAAACTTAGTTTTGGTAAAACTTAGGAATAATGTAAATTTGGCATATTAGGACTAACTTGCCATATCATATATGCAACCCTTCTAGGTATTTTTCGTGTTGAACCAGGACTATCTACCTCAATTGTTTTGGTTGGAGAAAATTTATTATAATAATCTATTAAATCCAAATTATGTGTAGTTAATGAAACATATGTAATACCCAATTTTATATGATTACGTTTTGCATCTTCCAATATCATCTTCATTAATCGTGTACCCTCACCAGTTCCAATATTTGAACACAATTTATGAATAAATATAAATCCACCATCTTTTTTATATATTTTTGTGCCTATATATGCAATTATTTTACTATTATCATGGACGTATATTGTCCGATAATGTTGATTTTGTTTTAATGTTTCATAATCTTGTCTCAAAGATATATTAACTTTATAACGCTTTCCAGAATGTTCTTTACCTTTACATAAATGTGGCGAATTTGCAATAAGAGATTTAAAATGATTATAGGATTCATCATCAATTACCTCTGAGGTAATATAATTATTTGTTCTTTTATTAGTTGTTTGTTTTGTTCTTTTATTTGTCCTTTTATTAGTTGTTTGTTTTGTTCTTTTATATGTTTTAGGTCTAGTAGTAATAATAGGTTGTGTATTTTCTTCCATTTTTAATTGATATAGAATATCATTATTATCTGTAATCATATTAGCCATTTTGATTTGATATTTATTATATTTATAGATAATAAAAATAGAAAAAATAGAAGAAAATGCAAAAAATTGAATTATAAATTATTATTTATAAATATTACATTTATACATACATACATACATACATACATACATAAGTTTTTGAGACTCTAAAATGGCTCAGGAAGTTAATGGTGATGGTTCTCGTGTGTTTTTAAGTAAAGATAAACAATTCTATCTTACACGATATTGTGGAGGATATAATGAGAATCCAAAATCTGATGGACAATGTGGTCCAACAAATGGTCCTCAATGTTCTCATTGTGAGAAATCATTTCCTCCAACAGAAGAAGCAGGAGCAAAGCAAGAAGAAGTTGTTCCATTTCTATATGATCCAGTTTGTTATGAGACTGGAACAGTAAATCCTGACGCAACTCTTGGAGATTTATTAAATTTACTGTCTCCGATGTTTGCTTTTCATAGAGAACATTGTCCTCTTTTTAAAAAAAGTATTGTTGATGCAATTAATAAAATCTTGCGGGAAAAGCTAAACGACCCATCTATAAATTTTACTGGCGATGATGCCAGAATTGTTTATGAAAGGTATTGGTTTATGAAAAATTATTTCACTGCCGAATATAAAAGTTTAGAAACCAATAAAGGTACAATTTTAATTACTGCGGATGGAAACCTTTCTTTCTATTACGGCAAAAATTCTCCATTTCAAAATACTGCGGATGGTGTTAAATTAAAGGATGGTGTCACATGGTATCTTTTATTTATGTGGTTATCTGCATTTGGATATGTTTGGACAGGAAAAAATGAAGAAGGTAAATACTTTATTTCTGATGCTGAAGCTACATTCGTGAAATCATATATTTCCAAACGTCTGGGAATATCTATTAAATCTTTACAAGCGGAACCAATTACGAATGATGGGAAACCTTCTATTTTAGTAATGTATGAAGATCTGACGCAAAAATTCTTGACATTTTGTGAACGTTCGGGAGATGTTGTTGGTATTTTAATTGATGATGTCCCTGATGGTCATAAGAACAAATTAAATGTAGAACATTTATGGATTAACACATTTTTAGCTGAAAACGCGAAAACACAAGCGCCAACACAAGTGGCAACACAAGCGACAACACAAGCGCCAACACAAATTTGCGACACTCGAGAAAAAAGTGCAAAATGTTTCAAATGCAATTTTCATACTAGATGTATGCTTAATAATAGTTGTTGTAGTGATTGTTCAAAAAATATAATTTTTAAAGATTCTGAACCAAAAAACATGAGTTTAAAAGATTTATATAAACTGTGCTATCTAGATTGGCTTTTAATTGAACAAAAATACATTAATCAATTGAAAACTCGTTTTGATATTGAAATAACTCAATCTTGTCGTTTTATGGAATATTGTGGTTCTATACGATTTTGTGAAGTTGATGAAAATAATAAGATAATTGCGGCACATTCAGTTAGTATTTAAAGTAAAATCGAAAAAACTATTTCGGCTATTTACCAAACAAAAATAAATAAAATTTATATTTTTTTATTTTATTTATAGATAATAAAAATGGAAAAAATGGATTTATAATTATTTATAATTAAAAAAATGTATATATATAGTAATACATAATACATAATACATAATACATAAAAATTTAAAAATGACAATAATATCAATGAATTCCAAAATAAATCCAAATGCATCCGCCTCTCAACAAGATGCCTCAGCACAAGATACAACATCAACTAATAGCGATAAATCTAAAATACAAGAAATGCCAATAATACCTACAATATCAAAAGCAATACGTAAAACAAAAAAAACATTATTTAGAAAAGAGCTTAATATGGATAACATTGAACAATATATATATAGTAATCGTTTTACTCATGTATATCTATATAGTAGTATTGATAATAATAGTATTAGCGAGGTTAGAGAAGCAATAGATAATGCCAATAAATCTGATAGTACAGATAATGTTAGAACCTCACCAAAAGGTATTGTATTACATATAAATAGTCCAGGTGGTGCAATAACATCTGGTATAGGATTAATGCGAATAATTGCCCGTTCTAGAGTTCCAATTATTGTTTATATTGAAGGCATTTCTGCAAGTGCCGCAACTTTTATATCTGTTTTGGCAAAATATCGCGTAATTGCCCCGTATGCTAATATCCTTATACATCAATATAGTTCATTTGCAATGGGACAACGTGATGAATTAGAGTTTGATAGGCAAATAACTGAAAAAATGTATGCAATGATGAAATCTTTATATAAAAAACATACACTTATACCAGAAAATTATCTTAATGAACTTCTGGAACATGATTTGCTTTTAACACCAGAACTGGCTTTGGAATATGGACTTGTTGATAAAATTTTGGCTCCTCAAAGTTCTCTTAATATAGAAAAATATTTTCGGCTTAATCCAGAATATAATTTGAATAAACTAATTATTGATAGAAAAACAAATTTCAATAATATTTATCTTTATGGTGAATCTGGATGGATGGATGATACATTTGCAAAATCATTGGGCATTTGTAAAAAAATGTTAGCCATTATACAAAAACAACCTACCTATAGTATGAGTAAAATAAAATCTAGTACAAAATCTAATACAAAATATAATACAAAATATAGTAATGCAGGAAATAATCTAGATACAATTATTAGTAAAGGTGGTGCAAAGCCAATTATATTTCATATTTCGGATTTAGGCGAATTTAATAATATTTACCATATATTGCCAATTCTTAATACTCTTGCAATTTGCCCTGTGCCAACAGTTTGTATTGTAGACGGACCAATGTCTCATATATGTATGTTAATTGCCATTATGTGTAATAAATCTTATATTTACCATTATGCATTCATTACTATGAATTTTGTAAGTTTTAGCGATGGTGGAATGAAATTAGGCGATGTAGTATATAATACTAAAATGTTTGGTAATGTAATACAAAATATATTGCGTACCTATACAAAATTACCTTCGGAAATAATTGATAATATATTCAAAAAAAGATTTATCTTTCCTGCTACAAAATGTGTAGAATACGGTATAGTAGATGGCATTTTGAATGATTGATTATTTTGAATGATTGATTATTTTGAATGAATCATATATATTATATTTTTTATAAAATAACTATTTAATATTTCATATTTCATATTTCATATTTCATATTTTTATTTATTTTATTTTTTTATCTATGTAAATGATAAGTAGTTCTGACACAATGAAACAAAAAACATTATATATAGTTCTGGTAATATGTTTAATAATTATTAGTATATTGAGTACATTATTTATTAGTAATTATCAAAAATTACAACCAAATAGAGATTCTACTATAGATAAACCAAAAACTTATATTTATTCGCAAAATTATGGTTATCCGGTATATGATACTGATTACGCATATGATTATGATGGATATTGGTTTCAACCTAGTAGATGGTGGGATAATTTATGGAATTATGATAGATATGATAGACATGATAGACATAGATATAATAGGCGTCGCGACTATGATAGACGTGATGGATTAGATATTCATAATAGATATAATAATCAAATTAATATTACATCGCAACCTAATTTACCTCGCCAATCGCAACCGCCACCGCCCCAATTACCCCAACCGCCAGAATCCCAACCGCCCCCTCCAGAATCCCAATTACCACCCCCACCTTCCCAACCAATAATTTCACTTGTCCGACAAAATACAGATTTTCCCTTACCTACATTATATTCATCTGCGCCAATTATGCCAGAAGAAATTTCTATGTCTCCATTGCAAAGTTCTAATCAATCAGCATTTACATCTGTTCCATTAAACGAATCTAATTTTACAGATCAAAATCATAATCCATTACCAATTGATATAATGGCATCACAAGCTATTGCTCTAGAATCGCAATAAATTATTTTAGTTTATTTTAGTTTTATTTTAGTTTATTTTAGTTTTATTTTATTTTAGTTTATTTTATTTTATTTTATTTTATAAATTTGACTTAAAGATTATATGAATTATATTGTATAATAAACTATTCATAATTTTCATAATTTTCATAAATGGCATTGGCATTGGCAACAGTATGTAAAATAATACCAAATATAAGATATTTTGATGTATCTATGAGAGATGTATCATTATCAAAAACATTGCCAGAAAAACAAATTATGATAGATACTATAATGAAAAAATATAAACCACATGCATTAGAAATTGGTTCTCCAATACAGAAAATAACAAATTCTTATAAATTATATCAATATGCTAGTACAATTTATAATAAAAATAGTATATATAATAGGCTTATGAAAAGCAATATGATAAGCCACATATATCATCCGTGCGAGTTTTATTTATTAGTTCCACCAATAAAAAAATATATAAATATTACCCAAAAGATAAATATAAAAAATATTTCACTCTATACATCAATTCAAAATCAATCTATACAAGAAACAAAAGCAAATATTACAAATATATTGAAAAAAAAAGATAAATTTGATAATGTAAAATTATATGTATCCTGTTCGTCAGATATTCATAATAGTGGTAAAAAAGATAATGATAATATACTAAATGAATTATATGAATATATAGAACTTGATGGTGTAAATGAAATTTGTATTTCCGATACGCGTAGAACTATGACTCAAGACGATTTTATCTATATCATTGATAATCTTTCAAAAAATAAAGATACTATGGATAAGATGGATAAAATAAGTTTGCAATTACATATGAATGATGGTAATGGAAATAGTAATGGAAATGGAAATAGTAATGGAAATGGAAATAGTAATGGAAATGGAAATAGTAATGGTAATATTGATAACATTATTGAAAACATTATTGAATATGCATTAATTAATAATATACATAAATTTAATGTTTCTAGTCTGGACAATAGTAATAGTAATATTACAAGTGCAAATGGTTCTAAACTAACTTATGAAAAATTAAATACTATTTTAACAGATTTTTATATATAATGGAAAAAAAATGTAAAATATATAAAAAATTGAAAAATAAAACAAATTATAAAATAAACATATAATTCCTATATTTCCTATATTTTGGATATTCAAGATGGCAAATTGCAA